AATAAATGGATAGCGTCTCAAATGCCTAAAAACTGGCTTTCTTTTGAAGAAAGAGTTTAGTTATTATTAATATATTAAATTTACATTGAAATGAAAATTAAATTGACTATTTTAGACCGCATGATGTTGTTATCAAACGTCATTGAATCTTTTAATTCACAGAACGGAACGAAAAAAGAAATCGTGATGTGTCAATCCGCCTCCCTCGCCCTAGGGTTGTCGCCAAAGGATTACGAGGAGTTCGAGATCACTTCTGACGAGAAGAAGGGAACCGTGTCATGGAACAAGAAGGGTCAAGAACCTAGAGATTACGAGTTACATCACATGGTGGTAAGTTTCATCTGTGACGAGATCGTGAAGAAAATGCAAGGTAACAGCCTTAACGGTCCTGTAATGTCATTGTTCGATCGTTTCATGACCATGATCGTCGAGAACCCGGAGAAAGGATTGCTTGACCCGGAGACCTTGAAGAAAGTGGAAAAGGAACACGAGGAACTGGAAGACTTGTATAAAACGTTTAACCCGGCCCCCGTCGATGAGGAATCCAAGGAAGAATCTAAACCGAAAGGACGGCCAAGAAAGAACTAGAAAAAATGTCAAAGAAGATTACCCTAGAGAACGTGGATTCATCGGAGTTACCGGAAATCCCGGTGATCGGGGAAGTCAAGCAGATAAGGTTCACGCAAGACATGGAGTTGGTCAGCACGCTGGCTGACTCCGACTTGTTTATGATACAAGCGGGTGCCGACCTTGAAGCTAGACCGAACACGATCACGTTTGATTTAATAATAAAGAATTTATCCGGTCCCATCGAGGAGGGAAGTAAAAAGTTCGTTACCGGTGACATGATGTTCAAGGTTATCGGGGACATGAATCTTCTTGACACGTGGGACAATACCAACTTGGTTAATTCCCTGAACGCCACGTACGTTAACGTGAGAAGGATAGAGGAAGAGTTACGTCGTGAGATCAACCGTTCCACGGGGAAGGACGAGCAACATGACGAGCAGATAGCCAACCTCCGTCAAGACCTCACCTCCACCAACGAGATGTTGAATCAAGAGATCAACAGGTCGGTGGCTAAAGACAAGGAGCATGACGAGTTACTGGAAGGGTTGCGTGATGACGTGTATTCCATCAGCTCCAAGCTAGACGCTGAGATCGACAGGTCAACAGCCAAGGACGCCGAGCATGACACCTTGCTCAAGGGGTTAAGAGTGGACGTTAACGCTAACAAGAGCGCCATAGAATCGGAAGTCGCCAGATCGACAGCCCGGGACGAGGATCATGACGCCGCCATATCAAAGAACGCTAGCGACATAGCCACTGAAACCAGCAGGGCAAAAGCGGAAGAGGCGAAGATACGGCAGGAAATGAAAACCGCCGACACTAACCTTCAAAACGCCATAACCGCCGAGACCGAGCGAGCCACCGGCGTCGAGGAAGACTTGCAACGACAGATAACGGACCTTTCAGGATCAACGGACGACAGGCTTGAAGCGCTAGAGGCGTTGTCTCACGAGCAAAACACGGACACGGGTACCACGAGCAAGACGTTCGTTATAGACTCCGGTAACACTGGAGCCATGTTAAAAGCGGAAGGTGGGGGATTGTCTACCCGCACCAAGGGAGACGCCGGTTACGCTAACTTCACCGTGCAGAACCTCGTGATAAAAGGTGACGTCACTCAAGAGGGTGACACTTTCATAACTCAAGCGGAGAGGGTTGAAGTGCGTGATAACATGATCCTGATTAACGAGGGAGAGACTGGCGCCGGTGTAACGGCAGGTTTCGCCGGTATAGAGGTAGATCGTGGAACGGAACAGAACTTCATGTTCGGGTTCAACGAGTCGGACGGGATGTTCAAGATCGGGAAAGAAGGGAACATGTTCGACGTGGCACTTAGACAGCCGGTGGGGGACATGATTGACGGGATGTTCGCCTCGTGGGACGCCGCCACCAAGACGTTCAAGACCACTAACGTGATACCGTATAACAAATCGTTAGATTTCAAATTTGATCCGGAAATCGTTGACGCTACCCTCAAAATGAAGTTTATGGAAGCCGGATTAGGATTATCCATGAGTGGCGATGATTCCATCTTGGCGTTATTACCGGGTATGCCACAGGATGAAGTCAAGTATTCCTTAATTTCAACTAACACGAATGGTATAATACTTGGAGATTCTAGTGGTTCTAATGACAAGTTTATTCTTGATATAAAAAAACCTTCATTCATTAGTCCCGTCCTTGATAAAAATGTTATCATAGGGGGTAAGAATGCTTATTTCTCGTATTATAGTCACAGTGTGGGGAGTCCAAACACTATAATCGCTTCTTGTGGAGTTAAAGCACCTTCTTTTTATCGTGCATCAGACAATGCCGAGGTATTGTACTCTCTTGATCAAGCGAGACTAACCGATGGCATGTTCCTGTCATGGGATGCCGATAACAAGAAGGTAGTGACCACGAACAAGGTACCGTATGGCGGGAAATTGTACCTGGCTTTCGATGACGTTTACATCACTCAAGACGGTAGAAGTATCGAGTTCCATACCAATGATTACTGGTGGAGGGCCAATACTTCATCTTCTAACACGATGTTTTCTTCTAGCTCGGGGTTGTTCGATTTCTCTGGTAATATTATCGTGAACAACAAGGTTCAAACTACCGCCTCCACCCTCCGCCTGGAGACTACTGGCAAGTGCCTGTCAATAGGGAATAACGGTACATCCACCCTCGACACCACGTTAAAGGCTAACACGTTCTACCGTTTCTCGGACAGCTCGGAGGTGTTGTACCAGGCTGACCTCAAGAGCGTGTTAACCGGCAAGGAAACGAACTACGCCCCCACCGTCAAGGCCGTGTCAGATGCCATAGATGCAGTTAACACGGGGACCACTGAATCTCTCAAGAATTACTTGAAGTTGAGTGGAGGAACCATGACCGGTTCTATAATTATGAATAATAGTATAGTACTTAAATCTAAAGATAATAATGGTGTTGAAAGAAGATTAATCGGTAAATCTATTGAAGGAACAACACATATTGGAGATATTGACGGGAAAGCTCAAATATATACATCAGATACTGATGTGATTCATTTTAGATCAACAGGTTCATATAAAATACTAGATTCCTACAACCTCCCCGACCCCGCCACCAAGTCAGGGAATAACGCTTTCACTGGAACGAATTCGTTTGTCGCCAACAAGTTCTCTGTTGGTAGTTTTAAAGTAGATAGAAATAGTAACCTTGAAGTAAATATTCCATATAAAGAAAATGTTACAGCATGGGAAAGGTCATTGTCTTTCATGTACAATAGTCTTGAAGATACGAGAGTGACTTTTGGTTCGATGATTTCAGCTACTGCTGCTAATTACGCATATATTGGAATTGGAAGTGTTAGTTATAATAATGCACAATACAAGTTTCGTACAGAATCCCTAGATTTAAATACAATATTTAGAATTGATTTTGGTGACGCATCAGCTATTTCAGCTGGTAAATCAACTATTGTTTTTGGTAGTAATATACGTAGCTGTTATGTTAGATCAAATGATACTGATTTAGTACATATCAAGAATAGTAATGGTTACAAGATATGGGACGCTAGCAACCTCCCCACCCCCGCTTCCACCTCTGACATCCCTGACGTGTCCGACATGGCCAAGAAGAGTGTTGCTAACACTTTCACGGCTAAAAATACCTTCACTGCCGGACAGTTCAACGTGGGCCCATTTGAAGTGTCAAGTACTGGCCAATTATTGGTAAATATAACAACATCAGATGGATGGGAAAGATCAATCACGTTTAAAGCCAATGGTGATAATGCTACTAGTATTCGGATCGGTGGTCATGGAATCGATAGTACTTCAAACTTTGCATGGATTGGAGTAGGAGACGTGGAATATGATACCGCTCAATACAGGTTTTACGGTACGTCAATGAAAGTTCCTTCAGTATGGTCACTAGATGATGCAGATGGAAATTCCTTGATTTGGACACAAAGTACTCAGTTAGCACATATTGGTCGTGCAACAGGAACTACCAAGATAAGAAGTGGCGCAGTAGATTTGATTCACACCAAGGGAGCAACTGATTACAAGATACTAGATGAATCCAACTACTCTCAATACTTGCCAACCAACAACAAGTGGACATATGGATTTGTTAATACTTATATTGGAGGATCTACTGTTGATTTCAATACTTTGTTTGCAGGTCCAGATTCTCCTAAAATATTATTTAATTACAATCGTCCACTTAGTAATAATACTAACGCCCCCACCGGAATGTCATAAGGTGCCGTTTTACAAATAGATGGCAATTATAATTCCGTTTATAATATTGTAGTACTTCGACCTCAACTCGCCTTTGATATTAATCATAATGTTGAAAATGGAACTCGTTATATGTGGTTCAGAACCGCCAATAACCTAGGGTATGGTGATTCATCCAATTGGAAGAGAGTAGTGACCGCGGACGAGAACGTGGCTGTGCTGGTGATGGATGCGAACACGTATCCATCTATCGCCAGAATAGATGGGACTACCTACAATTGGCTTAGGACGCCAGCCCAAGGACTATTGCCTAACACTCAAGCAACTCTTGATTCGGGTGGCACCTCATACCTTGGCACCAATGACTGGTCATTTGGTTACGCATCAATACACACCATATACTCTAAAAGGTATATGTTCGGTAATACAGGTGTTGATTTTAGATTAGACACTAATAACAAGATAGCCGCCACCATTTCAGGATCAGCACGAGGGATAGAGATAGGTGATTTGCTTGTTTCCAGTAATTACGGTGAGAATGCGGCAAAAGTACCTACCAACGGTATATTCGCATCAGGTATTATTAAATCATATTCTGGGTTTTCATCTGATTCTAGAATAAATAATCTTAATATTAGTAAAGCATCAAATGATGCTTTACTAATTTCATCATTTGCTGGAGAAAATGTAATTAATAAACCGGGGGTCGACCCTGTGAGTGGACAGTCAGTTGGTGATGGAGTAGCTCTTACCTATTTCTGGGAAGGAGATTATGCATTTCAATTAGTTGGGGATATTGATGGTACAGGAATGGCGTATAGAAAATACACTCCTTCTACTGGAAATTCTACTGATTGGAAGTTCCTAGCTGATACTAAATGGGTTAATACTAAACTAGGTGGATATTTACCTTTGACAGGGGGAATATTATCTGGTCAATTAATTATCAATTCAATATCTAATTCATTAATATTAAATAACACAAATTCTAGTGAAACTGAATCCTTTATTAGAGTTCAATTAAACGGAACTAGTAAGGCAGCTATTGGATTCTTGTCTAGCATTGGAAGCTATATATATAACTATGAAAGCAATAAATATTTATTTGTAGGAACTGATGGTGCTTATCTCGGAAATACAATTTCAAAAGCAAAACTACTCACTTCAGCAGACCTGTCAGGGTACGCCACGCAAACGTGGGCTAACAGTAAATTTGCCCCATTATCAACATTTAAAATATTGAGTGGTTACCCGGCCATAGTTAATGTTGGTAACGAGTTTATATTAACATCTAATAAAAGTGGTATGTATGTTAATTATAGAACTCCTAGCGATACAATAATACCAACTACATGGTATTGGAAAAACGGTACATCTACTGGATACGCTAATGGATATTGGGGAAAGCTGTACATGGTGGAAAAACTTGTTGCTACCCAAGAATGGGTATCTGGTAGAGGCTACTTGACAAGTATCACCAAATCAATGGTGACTTCGGCTCTAGGGTACACCCCCCCCACCACCAACACCACCTACTCTCAGGCTACATCTTCAACTCTAGGTTTAGTGAAGATAGGTGCTACCGGTTTGGCGGCTAAGAACTACGCTGTACAGCTTAATTCTAGCGGTCAAATGTACGTGGCGGTACCGTGGACGGATACTAACTCCACTTACAGTGCCGCCACTTCATCAACTTACGGTCTTGTCAAGATCGGCGCCACGGGACTAGCGTCTAAAAACTACGCTGTCCAGTTGAATTCTTCCGGGCAGATGTACGTTTCCGTTCCTTGGACAGACACCGACACGAACACTCATTACACGACTAAATTGTACACCGGTGCTTCGGGTACGGCTGCCAACTCGGCTATATCTAACCCTTACTTGAAGGTGACTGATGACAACACTTACCGTAATCAGGTAAGGTTCATTGGAGCCGGTGCCACTTCTATATCAAGTGACGCTTCAGGTAACATTACCATAACATCAACGAACACGACGTACGGGCTGGCTTCATCAAGTTCTAACGGGTTGATGTCATCGTCCCAGTACTCCAAGTTGAGTAATTGTATCGAGACGGTGTCGGCAGCTAACATGGTAACGTCGGTTCAGGTTGTGGACACGATACCGGGAGAATCGTCACAGGTTACAGGCAGGTTGTATCTTAAATTCGCTTGATATGGCAATAGAACTAGGAAAAGTAGGAAAGCTCGTGGAGGGAGCCTTGAACGGCAAGAAATTACAAGAAGCGTGGTTAAACGGCAAGAAAATATGGCCAGTGGCAGGTATAAGCACTATTCTAAAATTGAAACCCACGGTATACCTCCCGTTAGGTGGAGACATTGATGATTACTCCGGGAACGGTAATAACCCGGTTGATCACGCTGGGAATATATCTTATTACATGATCGGGTTTAACGGTTCCCCCTGCTTGGACTTGTCTGGTGGGGGGGTAGCCCTTCGTTTACCGGACGTGGTAAAGGGAACGCGATCATTCACCATATCCGTGTGCGCGTATAGTCGCGCGGAAGCTAACACGACTTATGATGGGATCATGGGTGGTGTTATAGATGGTAATGGAACGATGGGTCTTGGATACGCTATGGGTCTTGATTCCCCGGGAACCCCCATGGATAAAGTGATGAGGTTCCAAGTGTACAATGGAGCGTCAAATCAAATATGTAAAGCCACGGTTACAAACTGGATAGTAGACGGTTGGAATCATTTGATAGTCGTGTTCGACTGGCCTTCAAGAACTTTTGACTTTTATTTAAACGGTAAAAAATACGGCTTAATGTCCCCTTCTGATCATCCCCTTAATGGACCTGTCGATTACGGTAGTACTGGCGTGATGGGGTGGGATGGGAACATATGGCTTGGTAGGGCTTTCCACAACACGACAGAACCCCTTGACTGGTGGGACGGTTGCTTGCAAGAGTACTCGTATTTTAACAGGGCGCTTGCCGGGATGGAGCTTCAATTATTGCACAGGGCGTACAAGGGGAATATGATCGTAAGCTCGTCTAAATCGCTATCAATAGATTCGTGGGGTAGTATCAAACCTTACGTGTGTACCGGTGGTACTGGAACAACGATAAACAAGATAGTTCCTAACATGGTTGAAGCGTCTACAACGAACAAGTTAACAATAAGTAAAGCGAATAGCTCGTGCTTATATTTAAGTAGGTCCATGTCAAAAGACGTGGGTGTTACTGATGATTTGGGGGGGTACGATTTAGTGGCCACGGGAGCCATAAGTGGTACTAATATTCCGATTGCATTGGGTGATTGGCATAAAAATATTGTTAATAATCTTGATGGGAGTGGTTGTTATATTCCACTCAATCTAAATTTAATTCCACCGAATGTTGATGCAACTTTTACCTTTACATTTCAAGGGGTTACTCAAACATTCGGTGCTACGATAAAGGCTTAATTATTTAATTATTATGTACATGACAAAAATTTACTACAACAACTGGTTGGCGAGGTTGATACTTTTCAAGGGGTATTCAACCATAACGCTAGGCCCTTTCATATTAACGAAAATGAAAGAAGGGCAGTTGCCTGATTACGCCATTAACGAGGAACGTATTCACGTTCGTCAATGGAAAGATTGTTTCACGATGGGTATGATAATCGCTTATTTCGCTAGTTTTCTTTTCAGCGCCCCCTACCACTGGTACGCGTTCTTGCCGTTCCTCTTGCCTTTCACGTTGTACTACATCATGTACCTCGTCGAGTGGTTAATATCGTTCATTCACCACGTTATAAAAGACAAGGGGAAAGAGGTTGGAGAATCCAACAGAAAGGCTTACTACGCCTCGTCGATGGAGATGGAGGCTAAAGAGAACCGTGATAACATGGATTACTTGAGAACTAGGCCTTTCGGTGCCTTTTTTAGATACTACGGAAGAATTTAATTCGTATATTTGTGTTATGGAACGAGTAATCAAACATATAAGAAAAGAGTTCTTCGACGATGCCACGGTTGGTAGGATCGAGATTGAAGGCGAGGACTTCTGCTGGGTGCTTGAAGACGCCGTGAGAGACGTGAAGATACCCGGCAAGACAGCCATCCCCGCCCACAAGTACAAGGTTGCCATCACTTACAGCCCGAAGTACGAGAGAGACATGATCTTGTTATACAACACGCCGGGACAAACCGTTGACGTTAACGGGATGAAATTCTCCGGCATAAGGGTTCACGGTGGCAACGACGTGGATGATACCGATGGATGTCCTCTAGTCGCTTACAACCGTACCGGGGAGAGAACGATACAGGGTCGTGCCGACAGGGACATACAGGCTCTAGTCGAGAAATTTATCAAGGATGGTGATGAAGTGTTCTGGGAAATTATAGAGGAAAGGAGTTAATCATGCAAGCTAGCGTCAAGAACTGGAAGAAACCCACCCCACGGAAAATAAAGATGATAGGCGACACGTGCGTCTACACCCTTCCCATGTGGCAGGGGTTGATAACCACATCCCCGTTCTCTGACACTTGGAAAATATGGCTTAACTTCATCATAGGGGCGTTATTAATCATGGCGAAGGCCATAACTAAACTATTTTCTGAAAATGAGCAACTGGATAGACAACGTGACAGGCAACGTTGCCAAGGCGGTGATGGGGGCGGTAGCACTAGTGGTAACGACAGCTATGGCGACTAGTTTCAACAAGCCGACCAAGGAGTACGTGGACTTCAAGGATAACGAGATCAGGAAGGAGTTGTTGAACTTGAGGGAAATCCATAACGCCGAGTTCAAGAGTTTAGAACGCACCATAAAACTGGAGATGGACGCCCTCCGGAAGAATATTGAGGATTGGAGGGAATCGGACAAGTCTAAATACGAGCTTATACTTAAACTAATTGAAAAACAGAATAATAATTAAAATTTAATTGATATGAAAAGAATCAGGCCGATCAACGATTACGTGATCATCAAGAAGACAGAGCAAGAGATGCGAAAGGTGGGGAGCATATTCATCCCGGAGACGAGAAACGAGATAACACGGAAGAGCGAGGTTGTCGCCATGAACGAGGGCAGGGATGACGTGAAGGCGGGAGACATCGTGTTGCACCCCTCCCGTACCGGCACGCCGTTCTTCCTAGGTGACGACGAGTTCGTTGCCATACATGACAAGGAGATAATAGCTGTTATAGAAGAAATCGATGAAGAATAACTGGAAAATATTGATAGCGTGGATAGCTACCGTGCTAGTGGTGTTTATCACGTTGAACTCCGTGAATCGTGATCGAGAAGCGGGGAGAGACGTGTATAACGCCAAGGCGATGGAGGATACCATCAGGCTTTACAAGGACCGGTATAACCGGGAGGTGGCGGAGAAGCTATCCATGTTATCGGTTTCCAGCAAGGTGCTAGAGGAGAACGATTCCCTGAAACAGTTGATCAAGGGGATGAAGCCGGAGTTTATCGTCAAGGTGAACACCGTGTACAGGGATACCGGAACGATAAAATTTGATACCGTTTACAGGAACGTGTACATACCCTTCCATGACAGGAACAAGTACAGGTACGTCTCCGGAACGGTGATGGAAGATGGAATTCACTTCGACAACTTCGAGGTGTACGCCTCCCAGTATTTGGTTTCCGGCAAGAGGAAGAAGTTTATGGGTAGCACCGAATACCTCGTGAGGGTGGTCAACGAGAACCCGTACGTTACCACCACCGCCATTCAACCCCTCGTCATAAAGGAGAGGGACCGGTGGTACGAGAAATGGTGGGTGTGGGGATTGGCAGGATTAGCGGGTGGAATATTAATAAGCAAATAATAATTGAGATGGAATTGAGAGAATTTAGCTACATGGATAACGGCAGGAAATTATGTTTCCGGGTGGGACAATCCCTGTCGTTCACGTCACGGGGTGGGTGTTTAACGAGCATGGTCATACACTCGATCAAGAAGGAGCGCCTTAAAAACCGTGACAAGATAACCATACACGTCCGGGAGAAGGACGGCAACGAGGCGGTGGTGTGGAAAGAGATATACCGTCACGATGACGGGAGTTTAACCATTGACGTGAGCGATTATGAAAAGGAACTTGAAAGGGATTAACGGGGTGATCGTTCACGTGCCGGAGACGTACGACACGACGATCACTGCCCCCGGTGGAACCAAGTTTTACGTGAACAACACGATAGATGACATGACATACGTCGTGAGACACGGGGAGGTGGTAACGTCATCCGATCCTAGGATAAAGCCCGGGGACATCGCTTACTTCCACCACAACATGGTTAAGCGTCGTAGCGTGGAATACGTGGACGGGAAGGTGGGTAGCAGTAACGAGCTATTCGATGACATGTTCATCATCCCGGTGGAGTTCGTGTACCTCGTGAAGAGGGGGGAGGATCATCTAGCGATTGACCCGTGGTGCTACGTGTCCCCCGTCCCCAACGACAAGTTCAAGGAGGGTAGCTTCGAGATAGCGAACGCTGACAAGTACAAGAAGCAGCACGGGATCATGGTATACTCTAACGACTCGTTACGAGAACAAGGGGTAAACGATGGTACACCCGTCGTGTTCAACCTTGACTCGGAGTACGAGTTCAAGATAGATGACCGGGTGCTGTACAGGATGAAAACACCTTGGATAATAGGAGATTTACGAGATGAGTGAAGATAGATTCATACAATCGTGCAAGATCGCCGTGGGAGAACTGATGAAAGTTATCACGGCGGGTATTGACACGGCAGTTATGGAGAAGGAAACCACCGTCAAGAACGCCATTAAATTAAAGAAGAAAGCGATAACTAGCTGCAAGAACATGCTTGGTTCCATCTTGAATCATGACAGGAAACAGGAGAAGTGGGTTCGAGCGACGCTAGACAAGATAGTAGAATCCAGTCAAGGGGTGGTGGAATCCCTCTACTCCGGTTTGGAAGATGTCGTGATGAGCAATGACGTTATCGGTAACGATGCCGATAGCATATCCACCATGATAGACACCAAGCTAGTAGCCTTTAACGACGTGATGGAGATAGAGGATATCGTTCATGACGTGAAGAGCAAGCTGGAAGAGGAAGACATCATGCTTGAAGAGAGCGATTACAAGGGAGGGTACGCCGAGAAATACGCTGACAAGTTCGCCAAGATGAAGGACAGGTCAGGGTATCGTGCCGACATTGATGCCGTGGTGATAGACCCGGAAGGCACGGTGGGGGAGATCATCGAGATAAACGATATAAGGATAGCCCTCCCCAAGAAACCTCTCAAGGCGGATATTGACTGGGGGAAGAGATTCAGGCAAGACCAGTTCTGGCGCAGGCAAGCACCTCCAAGAGAACTGACCTCCAGAACAGCCAAGAAACACGAGGATTACATAGATTCCGAGTACATGAAGAAACGGAACGGGTACTGGTTCATGAACAACGGGGTGGCAACGTACATAACCGGCGCCCACTGGTTCATGATGACCCATTGCTACACGGGAGCGGACGGGGGGTATTACTACTACTCCGCCGCCCAGAGGAAGTTGTTCCTGTTTCTTGAAGCCATGTACAGGGATAACCGGTGTCTAGGTATCATTCTGGAAAAGATTCGTCGTTTCGGGGCAACGGACTGTATCATGGCGTTCATACTTTGCAAGACGATAGAGCAAAGAAACAAGCTGACCGGGATGACTTCCAAGACGGATACCGATGCCAAGTCCAACTTCGTGAGGTTAACCACCATGTTCTCCCACCTCCCGTTCTACTTCAAGCCGATGTGCATGGACGAGAAATCCAAGTCTGAACTTGAATTCGCCCAGCCGGGTAACAAGCTAAAGAAGGCGGGACAGGAGAAGGAAATCGTGGACGTGGCGTTGAACACCCGCATAAACTTCCGCCCCACCAACGAGTCAAGTTACGACGGCGAGGCTTTGCTTTTCTACTTCGGTGACGAGTTCAGCAAGTGGAAGAAGCAGAACGGTAACACGTTAACTCACTTCACGATGGTGAGAAAATGTCTCACTAAAGGTCGTCGTATTACCGGGAAGGCTATCCTGATTTCCACCGTGGAGTTCATGACAGGGAAGGACGCCAACGATCCAGAGGCCTTGGCTGGAGACAGGTACAAGTACTTGTACTACAACTCCGATCCGAGAAAACGTGACGGTAACGGTCAGACTGTTACCAACCTGTACAAGATATTCATAAGCTGTTTCGAGCATTACGAGGGATTCATTGACAAGTACGGGAACATGATAGTCGAGGACCCTAAATCCCCGGTGAGGACGATGGACGGTGAGAACATGTCGATAGGCGTCAAGACGTACTTGAGCAACGTGGACGAGGCTTTAAAGAATAACCCGAAGCAATTGCTAGAAGAACACAGGAAGAACCCCCGCACCGAGGAGGACGGGTTCAAGCTAGCCCTTAACATGTGCATGTTCAATCAAGCCAACATACTGGCCCAGATAAAGCACAACGATAACATGGATGGAACTCATCTCCGGAGGGGGAACTTCGAGTGGTATCAAGGGGTAGCGGATAGTGGACACGTCATCTTTATAGACAAGCCGGATGGACGGTTTCTGGTTAGCTGGATACCCGAGGAAGGACTCAAGAATAACGTGAAATTCGAGAACGGGTTGTGGTTGCCGCTTAACAGGCATATAGGCAACTTCGGGATAGACCCGTACCGTGTTAACAAGACCGTGGACGGGAAGGGATCAAAGGGAGCGATACACGGGTTCTCCGGCATAAACTCTTCCGGGGCGCCCAACTTCAACTTCTTCCTAGAATACATAAACAGGCCGGATTCCAAGGAGATATTCTTCGAGGACGCCATCAAGGCGATGGTGTTCTACGGGATGCCCGCCCTCATAGAGAACAACGTCAACAACCTCATAGACGAGATGTATCGCAGGGGTTACAGGAAGTTCTCCATGACAAGAACGGACAAGGAACGGGACAAGCTGTCTGAAGACGAGAGGGTGAGGGGTGGTATGCCTTCCACGTCCGAGAACGTGTCGCAGATGATAAACGCCGCCATCGAGTCGTTCGTGGAGAACAACGTTGGTAGCTCCGAGATGTATTTTAACGCCACGCTAGAAGACTGGCTGGCTTTCGATGACAAGAACAGGACGAAACGTGACGCCTCCATATCGTCAGCCTACGCTCTCATAGGATGCACTCGCAAGAAGAGACGCAAGGTGGAAGCGATTGAACCGGTGCCAACGAGACCCATGTTCAGGATATACGAGAATGTTGGAACTTATGGAAAGTTAAAAAATGGATAAACAAAGAAGAAACGTCACGATCCCGAACAGGGAGGCTTCCAACGAGGAGAAGGAAAGCAAGGATTACGGGTTAGAATACGCCCGGTACATAGAGTTCGAGTGGATCACGGGCAACGATTACGCCAGCAGGAAGAAGAAGTTCGAGGAACTGGAAGCGCTTCGAGATAACGAGGTGGATATTGACCGGTTCAAGAACATGCTTAACATCCCGAAAGATCAGGCTTACCTGTCGCTCAACTGGGAGTTCACGTCCGTGGTTCCAAAGTTCGTTAACGTGGTGAAGGACAGTTTCCCCGCCGACATGTTCAAGATAAAGACCAAGGGCGTGGACATCATGTCAAGGGAAGAACGGAACATGTATCGAAAGAGACTTGAAACCGAGATGCTAACCAAGGATTTCACCCAAGAGATGACAATAGCCACCGGTATCAACTTCGTGCCGGATTACGTGCCGGATTCCAAGGAAGAGCTGGACCTTCACATGCAACTGGAATACAGGCAGAAAAAAGAGATAGCCTCGGAAATCATCATTAACAGGGCGTTTGACTTGAATTATTTCAGGGAGGTTCAAAACAGGATCGCCGAGGACTTGGTAACGATAGGAGAGGCAGCCGTGCGGGTAGAGGCAGACCCGAACTACGGGGTCATCATGAGAAGGGTAGACTGCAAGAACCTTCTTCACTCGTACGACCCCCTCTACACCCGTGACAAGAAGGGATGTTACTACTTCGCCGAGATGATGGAGATGACAGCCGGCGAGATCGTGAGAAAGAGCCGTGGAGAGGTATCGTACGGTCAACTGGCTAGGGGGGTGGGAGATAGAAGGTTCAAGCCTGACGAGGTGGCTAACGAGGACGACTTGTTCACCGTGATGTATTTCACGTTCAAGACCACGATGGACGAGGTGTTCAAGCGCAAGCGCAACAACCTTATACCCAAGGACAGGGATTACGTCCTTCCGAAAGAATCATCTTCTAGGATGATAAAAGGTAAATACGACGTGTGGTTCGAGGGGTACTACGTGCTTGGCATGAACCTCGTGTTCAATTACCACATGATGCGAGACATGATCAGGCCGGTGAATAACGCTAACACGGTAATGCCACCGTACATCATGTACGAGCTAACGGTTCCCTCTATCGTGGAGAACTTGAAGTCTTACGCCGAGGATATACACCTTATAGTATTGAAACTTAGACACTTGATTTCCAAGATGAAACCTGACATGTTCGAGATCAACGTGGACGCATTGATGAACATAGACATCGGTACCGGTGCCAAGCTCACCCCCTCCGACGTTCTTGACATGATGTACCAGACGGGAGCCTTGTTGTACAAGGGTACGGCTTACGACGATGATCAGGTATTACAGGGAAACATCTTGCGTAACATCCCCACTTCTGACGGGCAGAAGCTCATGCAGCTTATAAACGCTTACAACCAGAACATGAACATGTGCTACGAGGTTACCGGCGTTAACAGGGTGCGTGACGGTTCGGCTCCCCTTAACGGGGCGCTGGTAGGCACGCAGCAGATGGCGCTTAACATGAGCAACACCGCCACCAAGCATATTTTCGAGGGGTTGATGAGCATGAAGAAGGGGATAGGAGAGGTCACGCTTAACAGGGCGCAACAGATGTCAATGTACAAGGAGTCGTTCTCGGATGACGTGATGTCTTACCTGATGGAAGATGACGTCATAGATGACTACAAGACGTTGTACAAGTATAACCTAGACGTGATCGTTGACGTGGCTCCTGACGCGGAGGAGAAAGCCAAGCTAGATCAAGTGATACTCGCCGCCGTTCAAGCCGGGCAGATCACCCTATCGGACAGGATGGACATACTTTCTATCGACAACGTGAAGATGGCGTCAAGGTACTTGAAGGTCGTCATGAAGAAACGGGAGGACGAGGCGTACAGGAAACAGAAGGAGATGGAGGCGATGAAGACCCAGATGCAAGCTCAGGCTCAAGTGGCCGTTGAACAACAGAAACAGCAGTCCCTGATGATGGAGATTCAAGCCAAGGGTCAGGAATTGCAATTCAAGACGCAATCCGAAATCCAGATAAACGAGAAGAAGGTGGAGGGAGAGATCATTCTGGAACGTGTCAAGCACCAGTTAAGGATGGAGGAACTAGGGTTGCAAGCACGGGTAACTGCCGAATCCAACCAGTACAAGGAACAGGCCAAGGACGCCCGAACCTACAAGCAAGCGCAGCAACAGAGCGCCATGATAAACCAGAGACAGAGGGGAGGGGCAACCATACCTTTCGAGAGCATGAACGCCATGCAGGACGTTCAAGCGGCCCCACCCGTCGAGATTCCATCAATGGAAGAAGTTAACCAAACTCAAAACTATACAAATGGCACCACCGAAGAAGGACAGGTCGGAACTATCTAGGTCCGCCAAGTATTACCGGGATCACCCGGAAGCTAGAGAGAAAAAAAAGAAAACGGACACGGAGGTTAACCGTCGCCCGGAGCAAAGGAAGAAACGGGCCGAGCTTAGCCAGCGTAACCGTGAACATGACAAGAAACACGGGAAGGCGTCTCGTGCCGGAAAGGACTACGATCACGCCACGAGAAGGTACACGTCATCTTCCGCCAACCGTGGCAGGAAGAACGGCACGGAAGGAGACAGGAGGGCGAGGGGATGAGAGGGAAGTCTAAATACGGGAACGTCAAGTCGGGTGGTCACGCCTCGAAGAAGGAGGCCGCCCGTGCCGCCACCCTAAAGCTACTGGAAAAGGCCGGCAAGATAAAGGACTTGCAAGAACAAGTAACGTACACGTTGATACCGGCACAGTTCGAGGGGGAGGGTAAAAACAGGCATTGCGTGGAGCTTGCTTGCAAGTACGTCGCTGATTTCGTGTACACGGACTTGGAGACGGGGGAAACCGTGGTGGAAGACACCAAGGGATTCCGCACTGACGTTTACAAGATAAAGCGCAAGCTGATGCTTAAAGTACACGGGATCAAGATAAAAGAAACGTAGAAAATCGGTTAACGCTTTGTTGTTATAGATTTTCTCTATATATTTGTATAACAATTTAAATCAAATCGAATGGGAAAGTTAGATGAAATACTGAAGGACATAACTTTCAAGCCGGGAGAACAGACCCCTGCCGTCAAGGAGGGGGAGAATGAACCGACAGCGAAAGTTGAAGACAAGGCAGACACCACTACCATCGACAAGGTAGAGGATGGCAAAAAGGTCGATGATCAGGAGATAGATTTCTCGAAGATACCGGAAGACAAGATTCTGGGATACCTAGCCGGTAAGGTAGGTAAGGAAGTGAAGACGTGGGATGATCTGGTAGAGGTTCGAGAGGTGGAAAAAGAGGTTGAGAAACCAGTTGATTACGCCAGTCCTGACGTGGCTAACATCGACAAGTTCGTCCGGGAAACCGGGAGGGGAGTGGACGATTACTTCAAGGTACAGAAAGACTGGGACAACGAGCCTAACGAGAAAGTTGTCAAGGAGTACCTCAAGACTCAATACCCGTCACTAGACAAGGAGGATATTGAAGTCATGTATGAAGACTACTTCCAGACCGAGGAGGTGACCGAGGACATGCTAGATGACGAGAGAAAGGCAATTGACCGCAAGAACAGGTCAAAGCTGGTTAGCTTGAAGACCAAGGCCGAGGAAGCTAGAAAGTATTTCAACGCCCAGAAAGAGCAATACAAGACTCCTCTCAAGCGTGTGGAGGATAACGTTGACAAGGGAAAAGAAGAATGGGTGAAGGGGGCGAAAGGAGCCTTGTCAAGTCTTGATAAGATCGAGATTGACGGTTTCAGTTACGAGATTCGTGACAAGTCGAGATACGATAAAGTGTTCGACGGGATCGACTCGCTGCTGGGAACGTTCAAGAACGAGGACGGTACCTTCAATTACGGCAACCTGGTAAGAGTGATCACCGCCGGGATGGAATTGCCGAAGATACTGGAAGAACACGCAAAGGCGGTGAAAGCGAATACTGTTGAAGAGGAAATGAGGAAAAAGTCTAACGCCACCACTGACGCCCCTAAACCGGGAGACGTCAAAGGTCCATCGGAGGACGAGTTCCTGAGGTTCCTCAAAGACAAGAACTTTATAAGATAGAATATTATGCTTACAAGTGTTACATCAGATTTTTACCTTGATCCGAACATTAAAGTTCAACCGATCTCCGGTAACTACATGAGTCTATATGACTTCACTACCAAGTTTTACCCTTCATTGAAGGACAGAATCATCGACCAGTACGGTAATCAAACGATCCGTGGGTTCCTTGATAAATACGCTCAAAAAGAGATGATCTCCGCCGACACCCAGTTCTTCGGGATGACCGGACGTAGACGTAAATTGCTGGAAGGCGTGACCCGTGCCGGTGACGTGTTCACGATCGCCGCTCACACCATTCGTCCGAACGAGAACTTCATGGTTATCGACAAGGCCGGCAAGAAAGTGAACTACGGTATCTGCGTGCCGGACGATTACGACGCTGGCAAGTTCACCGCTAAAACCTATGACGGTGCAGACTGGACCGTTGGGACTACCGGGTTGACCATCATGGCTGCCGGTTACGAGTTCCAGAAGGGAACACCGGGTATGACCCGTGCCTTGACCCGTGAGGTTGAGATCGGTAGCACGTCCCTTATCATCGGCAAGGACATGTTCGAGATCAACGGTTCCGACATGTGCGACGCAACGTGGTTGAAAACCCCGGATGGAAACGCATTCTGGACGAGCGCCGAGATCGAGGAGGCTAGAGAGAGAATGCTGGATCAAATGGAGATTCAAGCGTTCGTTGGGAAGAAAGCCGTTGACGCTTCTGACGCCAAGACCGCAGGGTTCCGTGGTATCGAGGGAGTGTTCGACCAGATCAGAAACGGTGGTAACAGCTTCGAGGGCAACATCGCCGGTACTGCCGACATCGAGTCAATCATCAAGCGTCTTGACAAGGTTAACGGCGAGACTTACAACTTGTTGTACTTGTCTACCGAGGCATCGTTGTCAATCGACAACTGGTTGGCTAAAGTTGGTGGGGCTGGTTCCGCTACATGGGGTTACTTCGATAACAAGCAACGCATGCTTGACTTCGGATTCGACGCATTCAAGATGGGTGGGTACGAGTTCTACAAGACCACCTGGAAACTGTTGAAAGACCCGACCGTTTTGAACCCGGATAACTTCGCCGCAGAGAACCAAATCCACGGTATCATGGTACCGCTAGGACGTGCTTCCATCACCACCGGTTACAACGGTGACTTGAGCGGGCAGAACAGCACGATCAACGCCCCGTACTTGACCAAGTTGTACAAGGGCATGCCGGGATACAGCCGTGAGCTTGTAACCACGTTCCACGGTTCACAGAACGTGCCGGACGCTACCAACACCTGGGACGTTTTCGGTATCGACTGGTTGTCTGAATGGGGATTGCGCTGCGTGGGATTGAAGAAATGGGCGATCTTCGAAGGCGTGTCAGCCTAGGCTTAATTGACCTTAAATATTAAACCTCGGGGGAAGGGAATAATAACCCCTCCCCCATTTTATTTGAATCTGAATTTAATTAACAAAAAACCGTTGGCACAACGGGGTTCGGACGTGGAGGTTCCAACTATGGATGACCGTCAAGAGATTGACCTAAAAAGTAGCGTTCCCGTGAAGCGTCAATACGTGAAAGCGTAAGTGCCTCGAATCTAATATGGCAAGTACTAAAGAAACAAAGAGAATCACGGAAGAAGAGGCTAAAGAGCAAATTATCGCCGACCTAGAGAAGAGGGGGTTGGGGAAGAAACCGTTAACGTTCCTCCTCACGGGTACCCGTAACAATCACTCGTTAAGACCGAAGACACGTCACGTGTACACCGGCAAGAACGGGGAGACTTACGTGTTCAACCTCCGTTACACCCCGGTATCCCCCACCGCCATCGAGAACGACCAGAACATCGACGGGCCGGTAGAGCTTAGACGTGTGGACTTCCCCGGTGACCGGTGGACCATTTACCCGGAAGATAGAGGCTTGCAGATGTTTCTCATGCTGCATCCTTTCTACGGCAAGGACAAGGTGTTCTATATCGAGGACCTTGAGGCTGACGCCGCCATCGAGGAAAGCACGTGGACTGACATGGCTACCGTGGTTGAACTTTGCAAGACATCAGACTTCGAGGTGTTGCAGGCCGTTTACGCTACCTTGAAGGGAATCACCACCGAGATGAATCCTACCATCCTTCGTGCCGGTATCCTTGGCAAGATGGAGACTGGAACTCCCCCCCGGGAGATCATCGAGATGTTCGGTGACAAGAGAAACACGATCAAGTTCAAGATTCAATCGGGCATACGCTTGAACATCTTGAAGTTGAACTCGAGAAAGACTGAATTAAGCTGGGCATCGGGGGGTGTTATCTACACTTGCGCCCCGGGTCTTAACGTCATCTCCGAGTTCGCCGAGTGGGCGATGACAAGCGAGGAAGGTGGCGTGGCTTATGACAAGATTTTAACCAAGTTAAACGCTTAGAATAAATGATAGACGAGGTGTACAAGGTAGTCAACGTGCTACTTAACAAGAACGGGTACGGTGTCATAACTCCCGACGAGTTTAACTCCGTTTGCGGGCTGGCCCAGTCCAAGATATATTCAGAGATACCTAACAGGTTGAGGATGAAGTATAACAGGGACAAGCAAGGCTACTCGGCGATCCCGAAGGACATTCTTGAAAACGCCTTGTACAGGCTCGCCGTGGTGGAAGATTTGGAGAAGGGGGATGATGACCCCTTCTTCCCTTTCCCCCCTACCGAGAAACTGAACGCCGTGTACAGGGAGGGGAAAGAGGCCACCATGATAGACGTGGCACGGCTAAGGATGATAGGTAACTCCAAGTACAACAGGCCATCCGAGACGTACCCCAATTACGCCATCACGGAGGAAGGCATACAGGTGCTACCGGACAGCACTTCCATAGAGGTGCATTATTACAAGATACCCCCGAGACCCCGGTGGACTTACGTGGTCATAGAGGGAAAGCCGGTGTTCAACCCTTCCGTCAAGAGCTATCAAGACTTCACGTTACCAGAACATTTCTTCAACGTGCTGGTGGTGGAGATAGCGTTATGCTTCGGAGTCCACTTGAGGGAGGCGGAAGTGATACAGGTGATGGCACAGGATCAAGCTAACGAATTTCAAAAGAACAACGCCTTATGAACGTAAAACTAACAGACATTATCGACTCGGTGTTGATAGACGCCACTGACCCGGACAGTTACGTTCACGGTGTCAGCAGGGAACTGGTCATAAAACACGCCCAGAGAGCGGTCGAGGAACTGCGATACGTGGGTGACAAGCAATACAAGGAGGCGGAGGGGGAGATGAACGCAGTGGGCAAGTTCAGGATGCCTAACGACTTCATCGACTACATAGCCATCTACTTCCTGCACGACGGGTACAAGATTCCCGCCCTCTACAACGATAACATCAACACGTGGTACTCGTACATGCTCAAGAACGATGACGTGTACGCCGCCCAGAACATCCTGACGAACGAGGAAGAAACGATGATAGACAACAACGACTACGAGATCGTGAAGGGGGTTGATCTCAACGGCATGAAGTCAGCCGAGTGCATGCTGCCGTGCCGTCACAACTCTTTCCTCGTTAGCAAGAACGGTTACCAGTTCGATTACAGGGACAACACCCTCACCTTCGACGACGTGCCGGAGGGTTACGATCGTATCCTTATATGCTACGTGTCCAACGTGGACTTCACGGACATCACGAAGATCAACGTTCACCCGTACTTGCAGAAGTACCTGGAAGCTGACATATACTGGCGGATCATCGAGAGAAGGCGTAACGTGCCGATGAACGAGAAGATACGGGCGAAGGCAGAGAAGAACCGTCGTTACAAGGACGCCAAGTTTGAAATAAACTTCAAGAGAGAGGAAATTATTCAAGCGTTACTCAGAGCCTTATAAACTATCATTGCAAGAATAAAACATCTTTTGAATTTAAACCTAAGCAGAGATATGCAAATTAGCACACCACATACCCGATTTTTCAGGCTGGTTTATGGCAGCCCCAAGCAGGGCGATATTTATAGCGGCATTAATATCCGCATCCATATCGTTCCCGCAATGCTTGCACTTGAAAGACTTGTTATTCCTAGTACCAATATGATGGCACTTGGAACAAGTCTTGGAAGTATATGCTGGTGGAACGACAATCAACGGTACTCCATCCCTTTTAGCCTTGTATTCAATAAAAGACCTGAGTTGGGAAAAACTCCAAGAGTTAAGTTCTCTTTTGAACGTTTTATTCCCACGCTTGGAATTAGATCGGATGTTTGTCAAGTCTTCAATGGCGATGCCAACTCCTCTAGTTTTAGCTTCATTGACTATTCGCTTGGAGATGGTGTGATTGATTATCGTTGCCGTGGTTCTCTCTTTCCCTTTAAGCCGTTTCAAGAGTCTAGCGCATCCACGTTTACATTCACGTGTTCTACCTCTAGTGCCTTTGGATTGAATAGAACCACGAATTTTCATTCGTTTTTCCCTGTACTGGTTAAGAAATTGAGAAGAGTATTTTTTACCGTCAGACGTGCAGGCTATATCAGTTATTCCAAAATCACAACCGATAAACTCTTCGACATCTTCCACGTCTTCCTCGGGAACTTCTACCGTTTGAAAAAGGTAAAACTTGCCTCTCTTGAAAACAAGATCGGCTTCTCCCTTGATATATGGAAGGTAATTAGTGTTATGACAAACGAAAGCAACCTTCTGCCTCTTGTTAACAGTCCATATAGAAGCAACGTTTTCATGATAAGAAAGTACACGGCTATCATAGCTTATACTTCCAAGTTCATTGAAAACACGTCGTTTCTTCCTGTCAAGCTTGTACGCATCGGCAACTTTGCTAATACAACGAACAACTATTTGAGCGGAAAGTTTAAACTTGTCTCTAATGTCATTATAACACAAGTGATGAAGTTTAAATTGATTAAAAACTTTATTCTGCCAAGCGATTTCAGAGATAAGGTTACAAGCCGCATTAGCTTCCTTGATCGTTTCAAGAAGAGCTTGATACTGGTCGCCAGTTGGAAGAAGTTTTATTTTCAATGTCAGTTTCATGTCGCAAATATACAAAACATATCTGATATATTCAAATATTTGAAAAATATTCATATAAAAAAGTAATAATGATTCGATTATTTCAATGTAATATTTATTTTTGTGGTTCATCAAATTATTTATTATGAAGGTAATACAAGATTTCTCGGGGGGAAAGATGAACATGGACATCGACCCCCGCTACATGCCGAAGGGGCAATACCGTGAGGCTCGAAACGTCCGTGTGATAGACACCGATAACGAGAACTCCGGTGTCATCGAGAGCATGGACGGGACGAGAGTGGTCATCGACGAGCCACTGTTCACGGCCGGATCGGTTACCGCCGGCATGTACGAGTACAACAACAAGATATACCTGTTCACCGCCCTCAAGCAAGGCGGTTTTTCTATACTGGAATACGATTCCGTTACCGGCAAGGGAAGCCACGTCCTCGTTGACCAGCTATCCACCTTGCGGGAGGAAGACGGTCTACGCAACACGATATGTTTCCTTCACAACAAGAAGGACGATCAATCGGTGTTCACGCAAGCCTACAATCAAGGTTTCGGGTGGTACGTGCCGTCCAAGGAAGAGATCAAGGACGTGATAGACAACATCGAGGAGACGTGGAAGTTCCTTATCTCCGAGAGGGAGGAAGACATCATCACGTTCAACAACCAGAATATCGGGGTGGGAACGGCGGTCGAGGTTCAAGAAGACACCCCCACCCCCCGTTTCGCTCGTGCCTTGTCAACACCGGTGCCGGTATCCGAGGAACAGGGAAGCTCGGGTAATTACTACTGGACGTCCACCGAGTACGACAAGGATCAAGCCTACGTGTACGGTTTCCTAGGATTACAGCTCGCCCCGAAAACTAGCAGGTACATGTGCGTGGTTATAAAGAGGTTCCGTTTCGATATTCCCCCCAAGAAGGGAGATTCTCATGATGGCGGCACTATTTACAAGGTTGACATGGAGAAGATGGAGGCGAGGGCCATGAAGATGCTCCCCACCACCTTCGTTTACGATTCAACGCCGGAGGTACTCACGCAGGACCTTGTCACGCCGTTTAACCTTCAAACGAGGATAAGCGGGTTCGCCATGCTTAACGACATCATGGTGTTTCATGACTGGATGACCAACGAGCCGGTGGAGATAGATACATCCAAGACGAGGGGTTACTTCAAGTTCTACGACTGGACTGCGATGAAGCTGGTTAAACGCCCACCTCTTTCCGTTGGCGTGGAGATAGCCGAGAAATCGGAGCTGGGGGAGATGCGTAACATCAACCCGTTATTCGCCGCTAGGTACGTGTACGATACACGGGAGACTTCAGCCATAAGTCCTTATTCAACGTCAACCTCCGAGCTTGATGACGAGGACTCGAAGAAGGTAGAGTATGACATGATGGTGGAATGTTACGTGTACAAGGACAAGGTAAAGTTCGTTAACTCTTACATGGACCCGGTGTCCGGCGTGAAGACGTACTGGACATCTCACGAGCTTTCCATGTCGTTATCGAACACTAGTTTCTCGAAGGCTTACTTGAAATCTTTCAAGACTAGGTCATTTGACGCTAATGACACGAGCTTTCACTCGGAGGGCGTTATAGCGTTCACCGGCACGAATGATAATTACCTAGACCCCGCGGGGAGGGGGTATTTCACTCACTTCAAGACGAACGCTGATGCTATTGACGTGGTGGGCGACATGTTCATAAACAAGAACGACGGTGGTGACATCAACAAGAACGGTGATCAAGTATACTATGCAAGGACTCACGGTGCCTCGGGAAGTAATAACGGGCAGTTGATGTTGTTCGAGTACAACAAGAACGATAACTCCATTTCAGAGATTCAAGGGTTCGTGGGGGATGGGGACCAGCTAGAGGGAGGTTTCTGCATGTCTGATTCCGGGAAACAGGTGTACGTGGTGTACAAGAGCGAGTTCGCTTACAGCTCGGAATACGGGAAAGGTGGAACGTTCACTCAAGTTAAACTGAATGACTTCATAACCATCATAAGCAAGCCAAGGGGGGTGAAGATCATATGCGATTCTGACGGTAGCGTCGTGTACATTTCCTGTAACCAGAACTTCGATACCGACAACAAGTACACGCTGGTATCCGAGAACTACGGGAAGAACTTCACCACTGTATCCACCTCCCTAGTCAACGAGTTCATGTGTTGTTCTTCTAACGGGAAGTTCTTCGCCCTTGCTGGCAAGACCGTTGACACCATATACTACTCGAAAGACTCCGGTAAAACGATGTCGAAGGTCACCCCCCAGTACGTGAGTGACCCGCAGAACTATCAAGTGACCGGGATGTCCATGTCTCCTGATGGCAGGACTTTCTACGTGACAGCCATCAACGGTAACACGGCTTACCTCTTCGCCTCCCAGAATTACGGGTTGTCGATAACCAAGATAAACAACTACTCTCACGAGGGAGTGGTTGGGGCGTCAGTGTCTTACGTTCGTGGATCGTACTCGAACGAGACGCTTAACGAGATCAGTAACGCCACCTCCGCCGTGAACGTGACGGTGAACACCGGGAACGAACACGTGGAGAAGATAGAGATACTCATGAAGACGGGGGCGGGAATGTACAAGGTGAAAACCATTGACAAGAAGAAACTTGGGCTTAAGGACAACGTGGATTACACCTACAAGTTCTCTTACTCCGGAAACTACCCCCTCGTTCCAATGAAGGACGTGAACAAGCTGTTCGATAACGTTCCCTTGATGGCTAGAAGCTGCATGATCATACAGAACTCCCTGTTGTTCGGGGGATACGTTGATGGTTTTGACATTGATACCGACGTGTCGCTAGAGGTGAAGGTGAACAACACCCCCACCACTTCCACCACGTACTCGCTTAAAACGGGTACCACTCAAGGGTACGGTATCATCTTCATGGATGACTTCGGTAGATGTTCCCCGGTTCTGGCTCCCGTTGACGTGACCGTGCCTAGGATAAACGCTGACGCCGCTAATATCGGGAGGGTGGCTACCGTGACTGTGAAGGGGAAGGCCCCGTCATGGGCGACCAAGTTCAAGTTCGCGAGGCGTAACCCGAAGGTGTTATTCGACGTGATCGACGGGTTCGATAACGCTTACGTGATAAACGGGAAGTTTTACCTAGAGATAACATCCATGCCGTGGATAGTGCCCACCCCCGGCGACAAGCTGGAACTGGTATCCGAGATGGAGACGATAGCCACCGAGGTATCCACGAAAGGTTACATATTCGAGGTGAAAGACAAGGTGATCGTGCAGGGAGAACCGGGAAAATTATCTGTAACGCTGTCAGACGGTACCAAGGTTGACATGGGAGACCCTGACAAGGTGGACGTTCCCAACGGTCGTTACTTGATCATAGAACCCTCAGCCAAGGAAGGGTACACGGAAGACGACATACTCAAGAAGGAATCGAGATGGACCACGTCCGTTTTCTACCTTATCATGTACGAGACCAAGGACGATACCGTGGTTTATCAAGAGATACCCGGCATTCATGACGTGGCGGCGGGACTTGCCGGTTCCTACGTCCTAGACAGTGACGGGGACGTGATGATTACCACCGGTCCGGCACGAGAGATAAACAAGTTCTCTAACGGGACGTTGTTCACCACTCTGGGAAGACCGAACGCCATATCGGATAATTACAGCCGGGAGGACAGGTACGCGTCTCTTACCGTGTCAGAGCCGTACGTGGAGGACACGAAAGATAACGGTCTAGCCTCGTTCAACCAGTCCCTGATCAATTACACTGATCTTTCCAAGAAATACGGCGAGATAGTGAAGATTGATGACATAGGTTCCGATATAGACGTGTACCAGAGGAACAAGTGCAGCCGGGTGATGTACAAGAAGAATATACTTAATTCCGCCACCGGTAGCCCGATTGTTGCTAAGTCGGAAGACACTTTCGGCGAGCAACAAGAGTACGCCGAGGATTACGGGATGTCTCACTACGAGACCTATTCACGTTACGGAAACTCCCGGTTCTTCGTTGACACGAACACGGGTCAGGTGATACGGAAAAGTATCAACAGGTTGTTCCCCGTCAGTTCTTACGGCATGCTTAACTATTTCCACGACAAGTTAACCACGAGCGGGGTGAAGTGTGGCGCTTACGATCCAAAGACATCCTCGTACATCGTGGGGATGAAAGATTGTTGCGTGAACTTCATGGAGCCGGTTGACGGGTGGACGTCATTCTACGACATGGCGCCTGACCTCATGGCAAGAGCCGGCGCTTACTGTTTCTCCACGAGGGATACCATCATAAGAAGGATGGGAGGGGAACCGGGATACCAGAACCTGTTACTGGGCAAGACCGTCACGAGCAAGATTCACATGGTGAACAACGAGTACATGGATTCAAACAAGGTGTATAACAGTATCGTAATGGAATCCAACACCCCCCCCTCCACCACCACGTTCAAGACGTTTGACTTGGAGAGAACGATAGATCAATCTTACTTCAAGAAGAAGGAGAACTTGCTAGAATCGTTCATCCCTAAGGCGGAAGGCACGTCCCAGCCGGTATTGCTTTACGTGGCGGCTGGCGACGAGGAGGCTCTTGACACTTTCAGGACTTACACGGCGAACCTCGTGGATACCGGGCTTGACGTGTTCAAGGACGGGGAAAAGGTATCTCGCGTCAAGGAGATAAACGATGACGAGATAACTCTTGAAGACCCGGTAAACATCAAGGAAGGTCAGGTGCTTTACGTCAAGGTTGATGACGGGGTTAACGGTGACGCTATCAGGGGGAAATATCTCGAAATAATTTCGTACTTTAGCGTTGACAAAGAGAAGTTACTCGTTAAATCAATACAACTAGATATAGATGAATCGAAAATTTAAAATCAGGAATTACGAACCGTCCGATCATGCCATGATAAGCGAATGGTGGGAAGAGTGGGGGTGGAAGCCAGTACCCCCGTCCTTTCTTCCCGCCGGTTGTATCGTGGAAGACGATGAAGGCCCGTTGTACGTGGCTTTCGTGTACATGACAGGAACGGGGATATGCTGGCTAGAATGGTTATTAACCAGCAAGAAAATCGACGTTTCCCGGAAGAGGGGGGCGAAAGAGTTCTTGGTTGAAGAGTTAGAATCCATGCTGCGGGCAACGGGCGTGGAAGCGATATTTACCACTTCTAACGATGCCGGTCTCGTGAACGGCCTCAAGAAATGTGGTTTCGAGATTAGTGACACGAACATGGTTCAAATGATTAAAATTTTAAAGTGATGGCAGCAGCGACATCTATCATCCTTGCCGGAACGGCGCTAGCATCAACGGGTTTAGGGGTAGCCAAGTCCGTGAAAGAGGCGAAACAGGCGAGAGAAGCGAAGAAGAACATTGACAACTACCAGCGTCAAGAGATAGATTTCAACAACTATCTCATGGCGGTAGACACTCCAACCGACCAGTACGTTCAACAATTGAAGAGGGTACAGCAAGAGTCGGCTAACTATTCAGAACAGGCATCCTCTGCCGGGGAGAGGGGGTTGTCTTTATTACCCGGCATACAGGAGCAAACTTACGCTCAAGAGGAACAACTGGCGGCTAATTTCCAGAACCAGTTGTACGAGTTACAAAAACAACAAGCCATCATGGCAGCCGAGCAAGAGAGCAGGGAATTCCAAGCTAGGGAGAACCGTGAACAACGGGAGCTTGCCGGTTACGGTGCCTTGTACGAGGCGGGAAGACAGGGTCGGTACGCTGGAATGACGGAGGCACTAGGTGGCTTGCAGTCAATAGGCGGGATGTTATCAGGTCTTGACTTGACCAGAAGAAAGAACGTTGATCCCATGACGTCAACCGGATCACTGGGAGTGAATGACTTGGGTAAATTCACGGGTACTGGGACCCCGGTAACATCAGTAATGCCACCTCAACCAACTTTAAAATTGAAGTAACATGGCGAATCAATATACAGGAGAGGCTTACATGGGGGTGAAACCCATAGAGGCCGACTTCGGGCAAACCGCGATGAATTCCCTTAACATAGGGATGCAACTAAAAGCTATGGAGCTTGAGCAAGAAAAATTATACGCCAAACAAGCGAAAGAGGCTCAAGATGAATTACAAGCTAACTTGAAAGAATTTGACAAGCTGGCTACCGGAGCGCTAGACCTTCAACCACAGGCTTTCGACAGGGACAGTATAGCGATATTGATGGAGCATACCCAGAACGAGATAGCTGACATGAGAAGGGAGCTGGCGAACCCGCTTATCACCCCCACTCGCAAGTCAGAGATAATGGTAAAGATCGGTGACATGAAGAACAAGGCTGCATCTTACACCAACCAGATGAAAGATTTTCAAGGGTTCCTTGAAGGCCTTGCAAATACGGGGAAGGGGGGTATAGATGAAGTGATGAACGCCGATCTGGTGAACGACATAGGATACGCTATCATGTCTGCCGGCGAGAATGGTGTTAAACAGAAAAGCACCGGTATTTATAGTATTGGAGATAGTATTGACATATGGTACCAAAACGGGATGTTAAACTATACTATATATGACAGGAAAGGTAGGCCGATAGCGTCAGGTTCTCCATCGGAGCTAAAGGCTAAATTAAGCGGAAAACTGAAACCGTTCGTGGACCTTGACGGGTTGATGAATAATTCCATCAAGCAGATAGGTGATTCCGTAGTGAGAAGTTTCCAGAGAACCCCTGACGGCAACATACTCAATATAGAGTCCACTAACCTTAATAATATAAAACAAAGGGCGGGTGATTACTGGGAATCGACGTTCCGTAATAATTACGAAACCAATCCTTACATGCAGAAAGGGGTTGCGATAGGGTTATGGGATACTCCCGAACAAGCCAAGGCTTATTTCGTTGATCGTGTGGCTATGGCGGCAGACCAAAACGTGAAACAATCGTTGCAGAAAGACCCGAACTACGTTAGTTACTCTGAAAGTAGAAAGATGGAGAATGTTGATGTGGCTCTTGATTACATACAGAGAGCGCTTAATGGAGAGAAAGATGCCATTCAAAGGTTCGTTGGTACTAAATCTATATCTTACGTGAACAAGGATGGAGAGAACGTGAAGGCTCAACTTGAAGGTATATCTTCCGCCGGTGATGTCACTACATTGCATTTCGTTAGCGAGGGTAAGAAACGACAAGGACAGGCGTCATCTAAATTTGATCAAGGTTTTGACATTAGCTTCAAGATGGATGATCCTGAATCTGTCAAGCAAGCCACTTTATATCTCAAGGACTACTGGAACGGTGGCGCTCAATCTGGCGAGAAGTTACTCGATTCTGACATACTGAACGGGTTTAATTTTAACGTATCTCCTAGAGTGATTGGTAAACGTGTTAACGAGTACGGCGACATAGAGAATGACCCCGTAATATCTCCTTACATAGAAAAGATACGTTCTATATCTAACGATATAATAGAAGGGAAGAACAAGGGGACATCAACCAAGGAAAGTATTAGGGCAACGTTGCAAGAAATGATTAATAGCGGTGCGCTTCAAGGTAATGTCAGGACGGATGACTTGTTCTTTTGGAGGGGACAGGATTTAGTGCTTGAAGACAGGGAAGGTAACGAGGTGTTCGCTATACGGTACAATGATCCAGAGAAATTTGCTGGAAAGATAATTAACGAACTTGGGAAGATTACCTCAATGGCCACTTCAACTGGCGGTGCAAGAGTGAATAATCCTCAATTCTTGATCGGGGCTAGAAGAGGCGGGAACCAAACTAGTAGAAGTATCACGGTTAGAAGTAATAATGGATCGAGAGGACTTCCTTCTTTCGGTCAAAACTAGAGTATCATGAATGACGGTAGAAAGGTAGACAAGACATTATACAAGGATATACTGTTAGACTTCGCCAACGATCAGGGTATTGACACGTCTAACGTCACCGATGATTACGTGAACAGCGCTTGGGAAGGGACGGGAGGAGACCCCGCCAAGCTCATGAAGACGCTGGCTAAATCAATAGGTTTTCCAGAGGGGTCCGTTAACGACAAGTACATGGAGAAGTTGTATGACAATTACGATGTCATAGACCCGAGGTACATGAAGTCAACGTACGGGTACTTCACCCCCGACGAGCGCAAGTTGTTCTTGCCGGAGAACGCCGATGAAAGACAAGAGTTTAGGCTGGAAACGTCTCTAGGCGCCCTTGATGATTATTACAAGTCTCAGGGGGAGCTGACCCCGTTCCAGAAGGAGAGGATGTTCTCTAGTCGTGTCCAGAGACGGATTGATGAAGCCGGAGGCACGAACAACGAGATAAACGATTACGCTAAAAGACTGGCTAGTAACCTTGGCATGGTGTACGACCCGGAACGGAAGACTTACGTGGTACCGGGGGAGGAAAGGGCCAAGTACCAGTTACTCCTTAACGAGACGTACCTTGATCCCAACGAGGTGGAGAGGATGAACCCCACCATCTCGGACATGAAGAAACAGAACGAAGAGATATACAAGCTAGCCGAGGCTGAAAGTGACAAGTACTGGGACCGGAGAGAGAAAGACCGCAGGGATAATGTATGGAAGTCCATGACGTACGACCCCCTCGCCATATCGGGAGAGAACATGAGGGAATTCGGGGAGGCGAACGCTTCCTTGATATTAAGCGATGACACCCGCAAGACTCTCGAACTGGTGGAGAAGGTGGAAGAAGGAGGTGCGAACATGGCACTCGGTATCGGGGAGGGGTTGAAAGATTACGCCTCCAACTTGATATTGCTGAACCAGCGTCTCGGGCAAAACGAGAGGGTGAGGAACGTCAACCAGAGGCTTGAAGGAATTTACGAGGACGTGATGTCACGACACCCCGAGTGGAGGTACCGGGATCATCCCGTGTACTCCGACGGGGAAATGTTACCCCCCGACAGTGCCGCAGAGATAGCCGTGAAGCAAGGGTACATTAACGAGGAGGTAAGAAGGTTGATGGACGAGCAATTCTCACAAGATGACATCAACTTGCTTAACGCCTTCCAGTTAAACATACAGGCTCAAGAAGAGTTGTCGAGAGCCACGAACACGTCGTTCAGGGTGGGGTACGGTATGGGACAATCACTAGGTTTCATGACCGAGTTCGCCCTTACTGGTGGTCTCGTTGGACTGGGCAAGACGGCGATCAAGGGAGGGGCAACCATAGCCGGTAGGAAGATAGGCGCTAGCTCGCTAGTAAAGTCCCTTTCTAACACCAAGATCGTTGACAGGGCGATAGATTTAAGTGGCAAGATCGTGTCTTCAAAAGCGGCTAACGTGGCCACTAAAGCCGTGGAAAAAGTTGCTGGAACGAGGGTTGGTAAATCCGCCGGGAAGTTCAGCACTTGGGTGGCGAAGAATTCTACCGAGGCAGCGTCTCGAACGCTGGTAAGCCCGACTTTCATGGCTAACGTTGCCAACGATATAACTAACGGGGTGGACGTGAAGACGGCGGTGTTTAACAATTTCGGGGACCTGTTCGTGGAGAACTTCTCCGAGGGTTTATTCATGCCAGCAAAGCCGTTGAATACCGTGAGAGAGTCCATGACCAAGAGCGCCCTTCGTCGTGGTCTTGACCAGATCATGTACCGTGGAGGTTTCGCCGGGTACGGGCAGAGGGGATTCACCGGGTGGATAAAAGGTATGGCGGAGGAAATGCTAGAAGAGAAGTTCGGTGACGTGGTGAGAGGGTCGTGGACGGCCATAGACAGGGGAGAGTCCAATTACCTCACTAGAGAGTTCATAAAACCGGATGACCTTGAAATGGTGTACTCGATAGCTTTAATGTCCACAGGCCTGTCAGGATCGGGATGGATAGCCAACAAGGCAAGGAAAGCCCCACCCCGAACCGAGGAGATACGATTCCGTGCCAACAAGTACGGCAAGATGATCCCGTCCGAGCTTAGAGAGCGCATAGACGTCTTGATAGCTGACGGTGAACTAACTACCGATACTAAAATAGAGGATGCCACGAACGAGATAAACGGTGCCATAAACGGCCTGTACGACGAGTTCACGGCTGGTGGAGAGAAGGTGAAGGAGCAGAAGGATTTAGCCACGAACGCCTTGAACTACTTCAAGAACGCCGTGGAACTTGATTTACGTGATCACCTGACCGGGTTGCAGGATGCCATGAACGACGAGAACTTCCAGGCGGAGGGGGAGAGATTCACGTATCAGGGCAAGGAGGTTCAAGCTACCGATACCACGGTACGGGAGGAGGGGAAGGTAGAGGTGGAGGACGCCGATGGTAACCGTGTTATCGTCGATTATAACGACCTCACCCCCGTTCGAGAAGAGGTAAAGAGTGAAGAAAAAGAAGTTGAACAAGGTAAAATTAAGCAAGATGCCAGCGAAACTAGAGAGGTGCGTTCGGAAAGTGAAGGCACAGAACAGCAAGTCAGGAAAGAAAGTGAACCCGTGGGCGGTGTGTCAGAAGTCAACGGGACTGAAAGTACACGCCAGCAACAAGAAGAGAAAGTAAGCCAGACCCCCACCCTCGACAAGCTACCCATGCAGGTGGCTAGAGACTACTACGAGAAGTACAAGGACGAGGGTATAGCCCCTAAAGAGCTGGCGTGGGAAGAGGTGAAGAAAACTGACGAGTGGAAGTCGTTAACGAAAGAGGAAAAGAAACTGGCGGAGGAAGAGTTTAACGATAACCACGAGGAGATATTCGGTGACGAGAAGATACCGTACATACGTGAGACCCCTTACAAGATCAACAAGAAACCTGTAACCACGAAGGAGGCCACCGCACGATTGAGGAACAAGGTTAGACAGCTCGGCATCGGCGCTTACAGGAAGGGGGCGGGTGATCTAACCAGTCGTCTCAAGAAGATTCGTGGCGTGATAAGGGAGGGACAGGACCTGTTAACCCCCGCCCAGTACCGGAAGATAATGTCCAAGCTGGCGGGAGGTATAAAGACGCAGGCCAAGTACCAGAATCTCGTTAACGAGGTGGAGAGGATGATCAACGAGCAACAACAGAAAGCGACTCTTGAAGAGCGTGGTAACGACGTGAAGAAGGCTAAACAGTCGGTGAGACGTTCCAACATGACCAAGGCGAAGAAACAGCAATTGCTAGATTTCCTTGACACCCCCACGGGCAAGATGACGCCGGGAGACCTCGACATGTTCAACAACGTGGTTGCAGACATACAGGAAGGGAGATTCTCCGAGCTGACGGAGTACCTCGTGGACATCTACAAGGTTGAAGAGGGGGAGGGGAAGAACAAGCTGACGCCGGAGTCGGTTGACAGGTTCTTGAAAAACGTTGACAAGAGGATAAACAAGATGTCCAACGAGCTGGACGAGGCGTCGTTCAAGGACATGAACAGTTACCTTCGATCCATAAACAACATCCGTAACAAGGCGTTCAGGCTGTACGAGAACGATCAAATATCCGAGAATGACTTGCAGTCCATCTCCGAGAAGATCGACAACTTCATGACCGGGGAGAAGGGATTCGAGAAGATGAACCAGAAGGTGCGTGACAACGTGGAAGAGATGGTGGGAATGGAACTGGAAGACGCTTACCAGATGTACCCGATGGCGACTTCCCCCCTCTCCGTGACGGTGTCCAGCATACTGTCCAACGCCGAGTACATACCAACGCTAACGAACTTCCAGCTTAACAGGCTCTACAACGCCCTGTACAACCTGAACAACGGTTACATCACCCGTGAACTGGTGCAGGCGCAGGAGGACCTCGCCCGGCATGACATGTTCGAGTCGTTCAAGAACGAGATCGACCCGAAACTGGACGCCCTGGTTAACAGCAACAAGATGGAGAAATGGAGGGATCGTGCTTACAAGTTGCAGAAGGCTCTCGACATTCGTGACCTGAACACGGCGGAGTACATGCTGTGGGACAACTATTCCACCCCCATCTACGACAACATAGTGTCCAAGTACATAGAACCGGCAACCATACAGGCTCACGTGGCTCAAGCGAGGATGTTGAAACCGTGGGCGGCGGCGATCGAGGAGTTCAGCAAGTATTACGTTCTTCCCGTTGGCGTGTTAAACACGAGGGGACGAACCATGATGGACCTAGCCGGGATGCTCATGATAGAGAATAACTACCAGAAGAATGACCTGGTAGGGAAGGAGGGGGTGTCCAAGCTGAATCACTCGTGGTTCCTAACCGTCAAGAACGACATCGCCAACAGGGACGCCGTGGAGACGAGAAGGATCAACAACGCCACCGAGTTATTCGTGCTTGACGAGGACGGTTCGGTTAACATCGACAAGACGATTGACTCCCTCCCCGCCCGTGACGCAAAGGCCGTGAGGACGCTTATCAACGCAGCACGCCAGATATTCGACGGCGAGTTAAGGGACATGAACATCGCTAGCGCCGCCTTCCGTGGGTACGACACCGGGTTTGATCAAGTTGATTACGCCCCCCGCCAATCCACCGGTGGTAGCACTGACATACAGTCCATAGAGACCATACAGGAGATGGCAAACGAGAACTGGGGTGGTCAACTACCGGCGGCACACGCCATACATTCGAGGAGGGGAGGTATCCACAAGGTGAATTTTGACATCGCCTCGATGGTCACTCGCTCGATAGAGGAAGCCACGATGGAGTTCAACGTGGTACACCCGTACAACGCCGTGGTAAAGGCTTTCAAGGACAGGATGAACAGGCCGGGAACTAACAAGGACGAGAAGATGGTATTAAACGCATACGTCAACACGATAAAGGATCGTATAATATCCACCTATCACCTTGATAATTTCCACAACCGCACGAACAACAACTGGAACAAGTTTAACAAGTACATAAGTAGCGCCGCCCGAACGGCATTACTCGTGAACCCCGCCAAGATGGCAACCGAGATAGTGACCAACGTGGGGGGAGCGATCATAAGCGACGGTATCAGCGTGAACCCGGTGACGATGGTCAAGAACATCCAGCAACAGCAAGCCATGAGGGACATGTACGAGTTCTACTCCGTTCCTGACGCCGAGATGATGTCCAAGTACAGCGAGCTTACACGTGACGCTTACGGGAAGAAAACGGGCAAGAACGCCAAGATGATAGACGCATGGATCAGGTTCCCCGACCTTATCACGTCTTCCAACATGTACATCAAGATATTCAATAACAGGTTCAAGGAACTTAACGGCTCCGAGCTTGACATTGACAGGTGGCAGAAGGATGACAAGTACCGCAGGGATATAACGAAAGATTTCAGGACCGCCCACCGTGACGCCATGAAGAGAACGCAGGAATCGTTCAACACCGTGGCTCCCGTGTCTCAAGCGTCCAAGACCCGGTTATTACCGTGGTCAAAGAACATATCCCGTGACGAGGTACTCGGTAGGTGGGTGGGATTCATGATGTCCTACTCCATCAAGGAGGTCGAGATGATGAAGGTGGGGTGGGGACGAATGGTAGAGGGAGCCAACCAGAACAACTCGAAGATGTTCCTCGATGGCCTGGGGATGCTTACCAGTCGTTTCACACGTAGTATAGCGTACAACCTTACAAAGCCGTTGATAGGTGCTTACCTCGCCTCCCTCGCTTTCGGTGGGGATGACGACGATTCTGTATGGGATGTCATGCAAGAGAGAACGTTGAAGAACGGTGCCATCGGTCTCGCCGGGATATTCCTCGGCAGGTACGGTACCGTTGCTGACATGACGGCATCGTTCATACTGGGTGGTGTCAAGTTCGCCGAGCAAATAGGGGCCATAGATAACGAGACGTTCGAGGGTATAACCAAGATCGCCGGGTGGGCTACTTACGCCAGACCGCAGAACCCGTACAACATCAAGCTGGGAGAGTTGTTCGAGGAAGTGTTGCCTGCCATCGGTATATTCATGAATTCCATCGGTGATAACATCGACATGGCATGGAAGATATACGATCGTGCGGAACATAACGAGCCTCTAACGGACTCGGAAGAAGAGTTCCTCCGGGCGTGCGGGGCGTTCTTCGAGCTGATGACTTTTATCGTCCCGAACGTGTTCACGGCCAACCTTAGAACCATACTCAAGGACGGTGCCAATTACAAGCGCCGGCAGGAGGCTAACAAGGAACGTGAGAGTAACACTAGAAAGGCGTTTAAAAGTAGCGGTTTAGCTTTTTAAAAGAGAAACATTTCGTATATTTATGACATAAATATAATCGTATGGCTAGAAACACGAAAACGACATCAAGCAAGGCACTAGGAAAGAAAATCAAGTATTTCTCTGTTCCCGCATCGTTTCCAACGAAACCGAACATGGCGAAAAGATTAGGTAAAAAGTAAAGTAAGTAACTATGGCTAGAAAAGCAACATCAGTTCGTAAGCCTATAATGAGGCCAGCAACTGCGATGAGAAAAATAACATGGGATGGTAAACCTAGAAGAAGTAGTAAAAAGAAATGAAAGCTACTGTTAGATTAATAAAACTAGCTCCGATACTATTGAATATCTATATAGTTCTGGTGTTATTTCTATCAGCTCTAAATATAGAAGTAGTTTCTTTTGATTACGTGTTAGGACATTCTATGTACGTTGACATGATGCTATGGCATTTGTCGAAACGATTTAAATTTTGTTCATGGCACAGGGTATTAATAATCAACTTGTTAATACAATGTACCCTACAATTAATTGACGTGCTTACAAATTGCACGATTGAGTTCTGGACAATATTGACTATCGCCTCGGTATCCGCCGTAACATCTGCCATAGTTTCAACCATTTTATATTTCAAACATGGCTGTTGTAAAATTGACGAATCCAAGTAGATTGTTCAGGCACTTCGCCGACATGATTGATAATGGTTATTGTGACAACATCACGGAGGATGATATAGATGCAATGACCGAGGTACTTAAACCATACCTCAACGTTAAAGTAAATTATGAGCAAGCGAAGAAGATCACTGGTAAGACTGACAGTGCGTTTAACAGTAAAATATCAAGATGTGGACTCAAGCCAACGAAAGAAAGGCTTTATCGCTACATTGACATGCTTAAAATCAAACACAAGAAAGTTTGAGTGGTTAGCTAGTTTCATATTGGTAATTATCAAGTATACCCACCCCCTCCAAGGGTGGGTATCTTTATTTTTCGAAAGGATGTCGTGATTCACGACACCCCTCCCTCGTGATTCCCGATAGAGGGGTCTCACTAAATGTTAGTCCCTTACCTGCCGTCGGGATAACCGACGTTAGATACCTGACCTAGGAAATTCCGAGGTTATCTGACATTACTGGTGGGGAGGGGAGGGTTACCACATAAAAGCATGGGTTTATTTTAAATTGGAAATATCCCTTAAAAACAAAGACTATTTATTTTTGAAGAATTCGCCATGCTATTTTAACTAATTTTAGCTTTTACTGATTATCAATGAGTTACGATGGAAACGGGAATTCCCGTTTTTATAAAACTCTATGATTCAAATAGTAACATCATAGTTATTTTTTTTTTATACAAATTAATTGTATGTCAAAAACATTTTATATATTTGCATCATAAAACAAATACATATAATATGAAGACAAATGTTACAATGAAATCGAAAGACAGAGAATTGTTCGGTGTCGTGATAAAGCAAGATACGAAGAATAGTTTCTTATCTCTCACCGATCTCCAAGAGGCATATACTGTCGGGAGAGTAAATAATGGATGGAAGGATAAAAAGGTTAATGAAGTGTTATCTTCTAGGGATAATGCCGAAAGAATGTATTACATCCTAGAAAAAAGGAACATGACAAAGGGGATGGGGTATCACGAGTTCATGACTATGGTAGAAGAGAAAACTTTAGTTAAGACATTAAAGTATTGTGGTGCTTACAAGGCTACCGGAGCTAGAGATAATAGAAAAGTGACTTGCGATCCTTATATATGGGTACTTGTAGCTATGGAGATGAACCCTAAGTTGTACGCTCTCGTGATAGATTGGTTAACGGATTCGTTAATTATTAATAGAATAGAAGTAGGAAATACTTATAATATTATATCTCGTGCTGCAAGTAAATTTCAAGACGTAGATTATGTGACAATAGCCAAAGCATTAAATCATATAGTTTTCGGTAAACACGAGACATTGCTCCGAAATAATGCCACAAAGGAACAACTCAAAGAGCTTGAGGATTTGCAAAAAAAGCTATCATTTGCTATTGACATGGGATATATTAAATCATTCTCTGAATTGAGAAAAGAGATGCTTAAAATATATGATGCCAAGTATGGAACTTTTTTCGCAACATCTAAAATAAAGTAATATATGCGATATTAGAAACGTGTCATGATAGCGAATATCCGAATCCAATTTTGGATTGGGTTCATACACAGATTAGTAAACAAGTTTATAAATAACAAATAACAATGAAAGCACTGACGATTAAACAGCCGTGGGCATCGTTGATAGTTCACGGGATTAAAGACATCGAGAACCGTCCGTGGAAAACTGATTACCGTGGTCCGTTATTGATCCACGCCTCCAAGACGATATACGGTGGCAACCTGAAAGGGTTTCTTAATAAAGAACAGTTGGATGCAGTAGGAGAAGAGTACGATGAAGTGGTGAGAGAGCAATTGACTCACGTGGGAGCTATCATCGGGAGGGTTGATATTGTTGACTGCGTGGTAAATCACGAGTCGGTGTGGGCAGAACATGATGACGAGATATTTAATGTATTATCCCCCACCTTCCCCCTTCCAAAGAAGCGTGTCGTGTACAACTGGGTACTGGCTAACCCGGTGCAGTTCGTTAAACCCATCCCCTGCCCCGGCAAGTTATCCCTATGGGATTACGATTTGATCGACAGGATAGACGGGGAGACACGCCCGGTTTGTAATTGTAGTGTTAACAGGAACGAGGATGAACACGTTATCAGGCTCGCCGATCGTTTCGAATGCAGGTTCTGTGGAGGGGAATGGCACAAATGAAAAATAAAACACGATGGTAAAATATCAAGACGAGATAGTTAGAAACATGAAACAACGGGTAAGAACCCCGCAGTTTCTTAACAGGGTCATCAAGGTGTACGATTTCACCACCCTGTTTTCAAGGTTAATGATGTACCGAAGGGCCAAGAGTTCACTGGTACAACCGAAGAAGGAGGGGGAGGAAGAGACGACGTACAACATGTATAATTCCATGTTCATAAGAATCAAGGAAAAGAACAAGTTGAATGACAGGAAGATGAAAAGAATACTCAAACGATTCTACAACATCTCCCCCACCGCCACGATTGACGTGATGTACACCTGCATGGAATACCTGTCATTCCTTGAAGGTTCCATTCCTAGAGATTTGTTCGAGGGAAACCTAGACAAGAGGAAATACATTGATCAATACTTCAACAAGATAGAAGAATTCATAAACGAGAAATAGGGATAGATATTATAAGTTGTTAATTTGTCGCACCTGATTACTTGATAGTCAGGTGCTTTTGTTTATTATGCAAAGTAATTGAACCCCGATCTACCTTCCCGTAACTTTATCGAGATAAAATATTCGTTTAACCAAAAAAACTCATTTTTATGGGAAGTGAAAAGATTTTCATGTTCGGTGAACCCTCTACCGGTGGGCGTGCCGATCTTACCGCCATTTTACCGGCGTTAATGAACAACAACAAGGGTATTGACCCCAACATCTTGGCCATGCTTGGCAACCGTGACGGGAACGGTCGTGACGGGTTCGGCAACGACTTCTTCGCCATCTTGTTACTGTTTATCTTGATGGGATGGGGTGGAAATAATAACGGTGGATTCTTCGGAAACCGTGGTAATGGTGGGGGAGAGGGATTAAACATCCTGAACAACGACTCCACTCGTGAACTGTTGATGTCAGCTATCCAAGGTAACGGGAACGCTATCAGCCAGTTGTCAACGCAACTAGGATGTACTACCGGGCAAATCCAAGACGGTATCAACACCTTGAACATGAGCTTGTGCAACGTGGGTAACCAAGTTGGTATGAGCGGTCAACAGGTTATCAACGCTATCCAAGCCGGGAACTGCACGCTTGCAAACCAGATCGCCTCATGTTGCTGCGATGTTCGTACCGCTATCGAGCGTCAAGGTTACGAGAGCCAGCTAGCGACCGTGAACCAGACGAACACGTTGCAGAACACGATGAACCAAAACTTCATCGCTTTGAACAATGCAGAGCGTGATAATTTCCAAATGCTTGGAGCCAAGATAGAGAGCCAGAGTCAAATGATCCAAGATAAATTCTGTCAGTTGGAAATGAGAGAGTTGCAAAACAAGATTTCAACTTTACAACAAGAGAAGACAGCTCTCGAAACGTCTGCGTTATTGCAACAACAAACTCAGAATTTAGTTGGTCAGTTACGTACTCCAGCACCGATCCCCAGCTACAATGTACCAAATCCAAATTGTTGTTACTCAGCACCTTATGGATATGGGTATGGAAATGACGGATGCGGATGTGGTTGCTAGTATGATTCAGATGTTTGGCTCGTGCGATGGCGGGCCAAACTCCAATCATATTAATCGTTAATTAAAAAGTAAATTATGTACCCTATGAATTATTATTACGGACCTTATTTTAGAAGACCAGTGCAGAGACTGGATCAAGGAGGAATTCCGGCGATAAGAAGTGTCGCCGTGACAACCGACGCTACTAACAGCGAGGTTATTTATAACATCAGTCCGTGTCAGTTTCGCTCCCTCCCCAAGACAGGGATACTGTTATTGAATATAGCTCATTCCCCGGCGGCTGGATCGGAAGGATACCCGGTTTCGATTGCCACGACTCCCGCTAATAGCACGACAACCACGTCATCCAAGACGCCGTTAATAAACGGTTCGGGAGACCAGATGTTATCTAGCGAGATAACTCAAGGGAATCGTTACTTGATCTTTTACGACAAGTGTAACGGCACGTTCCAGACTATTAACCACATAGTACCGCCAACGGCTGCCGCTAGTAACAGTGGAGAGTGATTGAACATTAAATTTAGAAACAATGCAATTCAAGGATTTACAGAAATCGTATCAAGTCTACATCCTGTACAAGGGAGAGAAAATTAGACACAAGATGGGGACGGTGGTGAGTATCGCCAACCCTAGGTTCCAACCGTTACAGCCGGGACAATTATCTTACCAGCAGCCGCAGGACAAGATAGTCGACTTGGAAGTTTCCGTGGATGGAGTCAGTTCAACGTTCGTGGTGAGGGAGAACATGACGGTAGAAGTTAGAAATGACATTACCATATCGTGTGACAGGGACCCGATCCTTAACGAGATCAACGCCATCATGAGAAATAGTAACGACATTCTGAATAGCGTGGACAAGCACAAGTCCATACTGGAAGATTGCGAGCAAATAGTCAAGGATTTGAACCCCGTCCTTGCCGTTGACAAGAGTCGTGACGAGAAGATCGCCAACCTTGAAAAATCGGTAAGTGGCATTAATGACAGTATAGAGGGCTTGAAAGAGTTGATACTTGGATTGAATAAAAAAGAATAGACATGGTAAGAATAATTGGTTTCAACAGAGACGGTTACAACAAGGATATTCAGGAAGAAGAGTACCGGAGACGCCAGAGAGAGGACCGTAAACGCCAGATGATGGAGGAAGAAGAAAGAGAGAGACGTCGCAACAGGCGTGATCGCTACGAGGAAGATGATTACGACGATGATGACGATGATGACGAGGAATACGAACGTCGTGAACGGGAGAGAAGAAGACGCGAACGTGAAGAGGAAGAAGAGGAAATGGAGAGGGAGAGAAGGCGCAAGCGCAAGAGAATGATGGAGGATGAAGATGACTTCACCCGCCCCGAGAACCGTTATGACAGGTACGATCGTTACGATGACGAGCCTGAAATGCGTCGTGGTAGAAGAAGACGGAGAATGTGATGGGAAGGGATCGTTATTATTTCAGTAGCAAGACGTTCGAGGATTACCTTGACGAACATGGTCCTCACTTCTCCAAGAAATTATGCGAGCTAGCTGTTAGCTGCATGGAGAACGCTGACGGTTCAAAGCACAGGTATTCCAAGGAGGAAGTCAAGGAACTTCTGAAAAGGAACGGGGTGACGGTAAAGAAGGCGAGCGAGTACGATTGTTGCTTCGTGGCAAACATGGCTTACGCCGATTTCTTTCCCGAGCCGTTGCGTAACGAGTTCGATATAGCGATGTACGTTAAAAAGTATATCGACGACCCGGACGGTTACGATGGGATAGCTTTTTCACGGTATCTTGCCGACTTGAAAAGAACGGGCAAGTATATTGACTGGGAAGAGATGATTTAAAAAACAAGACCTATGGACAAGATCATGTGTTTAATAGAGCTACTCGATGACGAGTGCAATTTTTACACCTGTCAGGCGGTGGTTATAAGACTTAGAGATATGGTTTGTAAATGGGTCAATTGAGCGAGAAAAGGAGTGGTTAATTCCACTCCTTCTTTTTTCTTTCTAGTTCCTCCCCACGCCTTTCCGCCTTTTTAACTATCGTCTCTTGAGAGTAACCTTCCGATAGCAAATTAACGATAACTGGCAGGACGGTGGGATTCTCAGAGAAATAAGAGGCAAGGGCGGGGGCCATGTCTCCCAACATGAAATCAGAGAACACTGAAGAACGCAACTTGGAGAAACCATCGTTAGTAACGTTCTTCTCGAACGATGTCACGACAAGGTATCCCACCCCCATCTCTTTCAGTTCACCTACCAGTTCCTGTAACTCTTTTAATTTTTTATCAATTTTCTTTTCGTTTTCCATTTTATTGTTGTTTTGTGATTAACAGGACCATGAGGTCCCCTATAATGTTGTTTATTATCTCCTTGGCGTCCATCCTCCCCCTCTTGTTGGAGACGGATTCTTGTATGGATGCAAGCCTGTTGTTGAATTCTGCCATCAGGCTGTTATTCAGGTCTATCGATTCCTGTAACCTGTCTATTTTACTTGCAAGTTCTTCGTTCGTCATTGCCTGAAAGATTGACCCGTGAACATTACCCTCTTGCAGCACGACTTGATCCTCTCTAGCGTTCTTTCCCCGTACCTGTCGGTTATCCCCCTCGCGTTAAGGTTGGTGGACACGAGAACTAGGTTCCCGTTCTGTTCCGCCCTGTCCATGAGTTCGGGGAAAGCGTGCCTCTCGTTGCCGTAAGTCATGATCTTGGATTCCATCCCCACGTCATCGAGGCACACGATCTTCTTCTTCAACACGTCATCAAGGTTATCTCCTATCGAGGTCATCGTGTAGTAAGATGCCACCTTACCGTGTCTCTCGGCGAGGAGGGGGAATATGTCACGAATAAACACCGTTTTACCCCTCCCGTAAGTCCCGTACAGGAATAATCCCCTTCCCTCGTTGTCAGACAACCATCCGGCAATCTCGTCATACTCGGATATCCACTTGAAAGAATCTCCTATAAAGTGCGAGTAAGCGTTTTTAAGCCACTTTTCGCTCTCGGGTATAGAAATGTATATCCTCTTCTTGAAAATGGCTCCATGATTGTAAGAATAGCCTCTAGCGATCAATTCCCTGTCCATGATTAAAACCTCTCGTAAATGTTGTTCAATGACGGGTAGTATGGAATCCACACCTTGTCGAGCTTACCCTTCCAGTTCTTCACTTCCTTGCCGTTAGAATCTATCCACTTCCCCTCCACCTTGCCCTCGTACGTGGTCCTTATTTTCTTCACGGTCTGTGACGTGCATACCTTTCCCCTGTCGTTGAAATACTGGATTATTTCCTCGTCAGTCGGGATAGTGAACGCTGCCATTCTCTTCTTGCACCCGGCGATCCACCGCCTAAGGTTCTTCTCCACCAGTTCCTCGTTTTCCTCAATCAGTTTCCTCGTCTCTTCCGAAATCATGGCTTAACTTGTTATAGGTTTCACGAAAAGTCTTGTCGGTTAACATGAGCGATTCGAACTTGGCAATCGAGTGGTAGTAGTATTGTCTAGTCCTGCCCAGAATCTTGCAGGTCATGTGCCTGTTATCGTACGAGTCATCGGCTAGCTTTATGAACGCTGTCACGGCACGCAGGACGGGTAACTCGGCCCTTCCCCCCGCCATCGCTTCCATCGTTGTAACCCCGAAGGCCCGGCAACAAGCGTTGAGCAAGTCCATCATCTTGTCGTACATGGATGGTTGTTTCTCGTTCTCGCCGTACATTATGTCTCCCACGTCTTGCTTGAAGTCATCGAACAGCATCTTGAAGTTCCCCTTCGGGTGCTTCATCACGTCCTTGTACAGTAATTCTATCCTGTCATCCAGTTCCTTTATCATTTCAATCCACTTAACTCGTTCAACAAGTTTGAAAACTCTCTAGCGTACATCATCACGATCTTTTCCGGTTGTTCTTTCGCCGCTTTTAACCATTCCTGTCCAAGCGTGTCGCACAGCTTGCAGAATAACAGGGTGGCGTTGTTCAAGGCAACGTTGGCGTTGATACCAGCCTCGTTAACCTTCCCTTTACCGCCCCCCCCTCCACCACCGAAGGATGAAGGTGCTGTCGGCACGATCTTAACCTTGAAGCTGTCCGGCCTGTTTCCCGGTTCTATCGTGTAGTCAACCGTCTCGCCCACCTTGAAGGCGCAGTTGTTACCTTGTCTCGTCATGTTACCCCCCACGTCACCGTTCTCGAAACGGACGGTCCACGTGTGGAAAACACCTTGTTTACCTACCCAGTCTTGTCCTTGAACGACACTGGTCACTTTTGATTTCTTCTGTTCCATGTTAATAACCGAATGTTAGCTTGTCAATTAACTCTTGTAAATCTTCCGTCATGCCTTCTCTTTTAAAAGTTCGACGTATTTCTTGTAGAAGATGCAGTCCTCGCACTCTAGCTCGTCAGAACCGCACCCGCTTATTTCCTTGCTACAAAACGTCTTGAACACTCTCTTGACGTCTTCAACGCTAACGAACTCTTCCATTAGCTTATCTCCCCGTGCGATATGCAATATCCTTGTTCCATGAGGAATACAAGATACTCGTGTTCTTTCGGGGAGGGAGAACCTTCTTTCAGCAACACGTCCCTACCCTTGGCAGCGTACCCGTGTCTTCTGAGGTACGCCATTGCCGTGTACCTCTTGTTGCGTGTTTTCTTGTCTACCCTTAATTTTAAACCTCTTTTACCCATTTGCTTAATCTTTAAAACGTTCAACGTGCCTTCCAGATTTCCCGACAAACTTCAATATAACCTCGGCGTGCAAGTCTTCTTTCGCCTTGAACTTCATCTCTTCCCACGACGACAGGGTGACGGGTACCCTTCGTTCCTTCTTCCCGTTAATCTCGATGTACCAGATGTTGTCGTTATCTATCTCCCGGTCTATCGTGTGATGATACTTGCTGTAAGTTGACACCGATCGTGGCGATTCGGGCTTCCTCACCCCCGGTCTCTTATATTCTTTTTGTTTCATTGGCTATCTTGCACTTGAAAGGACAGTTCTCGCAAGACGTCTCGTTGGGAGAAATCTGGTCCCACCCCTGCAAGACCAGCGTGTTGTAAACTATGGCCGCTTCTCTCGCCATGTCTTGACACAATCCCAGTCTCTCCGCCGTGCAATCGAACCTGTAATCCCTAGTGTTAACTATGCCTTCCTTGTCAGGTCTAAGATCGGCCACGATGTAGAACACTTGCGGGTCCTTCATGGCGGCGTTCCACCCGTTGTAGAATAACTCTGGATGTCTCCACTCGTTATACTTCCTAGTCTGGTGGTTTAACTTGAACGAGCGGATGATATGATGGTGCATCAATCCCCTCACCTTGTTCACGAACCTCGGGTCTCCCCAGCAAGATTCTGAACACTTGTCCGGGAAGGAGGGGGAGAAGTACGTGCTATCAACGTTACTTGTCAGGTACAGGATCAGGGAGGACAGTATCCCCTTGTAGTTACACGGGAAAACGTCAAGAGTGTCCTCGAACCATACCTTTATCCCGTTGAAATCGTTCACGTAAGATATTAAGGGCATGTTGGAGTTCACGTCGTTAACTATCGTCCCTCCCCTGAATAACACGGATTTCCAGAACCTTCCCCTCTCCAGTATTCGTATCTCGTTCGTTGACTTGTCCCCGTTAGATAATCGTTTCATCCTGCACTGGCTGCCATCACCTGTTATGATGGACTTGAAATAATCCTTCATGGCCATCACCTCCCCGTTATCGTGCAGGACTATGGTCTTGTCAAGCAATCCCCTTATCTTCTTGGGACAGGCACGATGCGTGCTTATGATCTGGTCATCGCAAACGTGTATACCGAACTCCTTGAAGAGCCTAGGCGTCATTATCAACTGCTCCATGTCACTCTTCCTCCTTGTTAAAGAAACCACAGTTCTTGCCCACTAGCTCGTAATACACGTCAGTTTTGTCACGTCTCTCGCTAGCGTTACAGAACGGGACCTTGACGCAGCAATGATCGTTATAACCGGAGATGGAGGGGAAGAACCTCATGTCACATCTCAAGCACTTGTCGATATGATCCGACTTGTTGTACCTCTTCACCTTGAAGAGTATGCCCTTGCGTTTAATCACGCTCCCCACCGGGACGTGAGAGTTCCTGTAAGCGCTCCTTAACACGAAGAACAGGAATACCAGCAAGGCAATGGCTATTACAATGAATATAGTTATCATGTTTTCCATTTAGTTTAATTATAATACAAATATACGTACTTTATTTGACACGTGTAATGATATAGATAAATACTATAAACTACTTGATATCATCTACTAGATTTATCTTTACATGAGACAACTTGTAGTCAAGAATGTCCCATGCTGCCTGAATATCAGGCTCTTTCTCGAACACTAGTTCCACGTTATCGTGCTTGAAAGAATTAAGGAACATGGTGGCGTGTCGAGCTATATTGGATATGTAGTTACTTTTCATTACGTAGTGGCACTTGAATTGCTCGCTGACGTAATTGCTGAAATCCTCCTCCTTGATCTGGAAGTACGTCGCCATGCTAATGATCAACACGAGGAGGGCGAGGGTGGTTGTCTCGTTAGAGTCTTCTATCCTCTTGTCGAAGAATCTCTTGATAGAGTAGAAGAACACCGTGTAATCGTGTTTCATGTCATCGTACAGGTCATCTAGCTGGGTAGTCAGGAAATCCCTGTACTCCCTCCCCACCTCCATGTACCTGTGGTTTATCCACATCCGTATGTTTCTCTTTAACTCGTTACAATGGAACTTGTTTTTCTTCACGTGAAGGCCGCTTTTCTTGACGTGATCTTCCAGTTCCACGATGTAGTTTTCCATGATCTCGGCTAGAAAAGAAGTGAGGGTTAGATTGTAAACCCTCACGTTAATGTCTAGTTTCTCCTCGATCAGGGGGACTTTAATGAATGCCATACTCTGATAGCTCGTTCCAGAACATCTCCTTGTACGTGTCTGTTTTAGCGGCGAACCCGTCCCCGGAGAAATTGTAATAATGATGTAATTCCGTGACGTGAATCTTCTCTCCATCAACAGTCACGAACCCGTCCTGATCGCATAACACCGTTTTCACTGGAGCGTTGCTCTCTTTAGCTTCCTTGAGGGAGATGTAATCCTTTGGCCACACGAGAACCACGTCAAGGCCGTAGATATCCGTGTTGCCATTTCTAAGGCACAGCACGGTAACGAGGTATCTCTGGTCCATCAAGAAGTTGGTCACCCCGAATTTCTTGTTGCTGACGTTCCAGAACATTATCCCGTCGGAGGTGGGTAGGAGGGTACTCGTTGACAAGTCCCACACCCTGAACATTAATTTTCTCATGATCACTATTTTATAAGTTTAAATTTGTGTAAATGTACGAATTTTTCACTTCCCGTCCATGAAGTCATGGAGGAACTTGCGACCTTTCTCCGTCCACCGGGTCTGTATTTGTGTCCCCTGTTCCCCGTTAGCCATCATGTACGGGACGGACACGGTGTGAGTGTACCCGTTGCCTTGGTACTTGGCGTACAGTATCCACGCCCCTCCCTGCCTGTATTGAACGCCCATCTTCGCCAGTCTAGCGTTTAAAGTCTTGGCGGATAGACCGAACTCCTGCGCCATCTGGGTGGTGGTGTACGAGCTTTTGGATGACATCGCCTTGTCGAAATACTCGACCTTGGGGGCGGCCTCTTTTATCTCCTTCTCTTGCAGTTCAGCTATAACACGCAACCTTTCAGCCTTGGCTCTCTCGTCCTTGAGTTGAGTAGCAAGTTTTATCAACAGGTCCGGGTTATCTATCATAGCGTCTATGGTGGGTTGGGTGGCCGTCATCCCGTATCTCATCAACTCGTCTATCCTTTCCGTACACCACAATTTCAAATCTACACTTAACCATTGAGCGAAGTCAAGAGCCAGTATCCTGTTCATCCATGTTCCACCTCCATTTTCCGGGCTACCCGGTAAAGTCGTAACTACTTGATCTTCTGAATTGTGAGATTTTCTCACAATTGCACTAACTAGCTCATTAGTAGATGGTAACCTCAAATAATCTATTGGACGCTTGTTAAAAGATTTAGCCATCTGTGTGGCATTGATCATCATGTTATCGCCTTCCTTGAAAGCGATCTCGTTTCCATTGTAATTGAAAACAGTCAAATTTTCCATCTTGCATAATTTTAAAATAAACCTACCCCACCTTGGTTGCTTGCAAGATGTCTTTGATAGAAATAATCTTACCAAGATGGGGAGGTATATGTAAATATATATATTTTTCAGGATTTCAAAGAACATCCGCAAGCGGTACAAATATAAACCATTTTATCGTTTTATCAAACTTTTATCATTTAAAATCGGTTGTCATACACGCTGCTAACAGTACATACTACGAGAATAGTAAAAACTACGTGTAGACAACCGAGTATATTTAAAACTGCGCTACGTGCTGTTCAAGCCTAAACGCAAAGCTCCGGTGTATTTCTACTTGCCGACACGGCGCAGTTAAAAATTCATAATTTAAATATCCCCACCCCTGTTGCTTACAACATGAACTTCAAAAGATATGTTACAGGGGCGGGGAATCAACCTATTTTGCAAGAATGAAATTTCATAAAAAGGGGAGGATGTCACCCCTCCCCTCAACACCTAAATTTGATACCATGCTTCTGACACAAAGCGTGGATGACCCCCGATCGAACGGGGGAGGGACATTGAACTAAAGAGTTATAAACAAACATAAATTTATGACACAGATGCAAATATAATGTCCCCTGCCTTCGGCTCATCCTCCAGGTGTCTCACGACAACGCCGGAAACGACTTAAAAACTATGATATAAAAATGAAATAATGAGTTCAACTTTCACTCAAAGTTAATGTTTTTTCTTACCAATTCAAAGAACATAGCGAGGCACTTACATATAATATTACATTTGTATGTATTGACGCTTCACGGGAACGCTACTTTTTAGGTCAATTTCTTGACGGTCATCCATAGTTGGAACCTCCACGTCCGAACCCCCGTGTGCCACGGGTTTATTTACAAATAATAAATTCTGTTCTTGTAATCCAAAACGCTTGATGTTACAAGCGGCGAGCAAGTCACGATCGTTTACCGATCCACAGTTAGGGCATACCCATTCCCTTTCAGAAAGTTTCAGTCCCCTGTAAACGTGTCCGCAAGAACACATCTTGGATGAAGGATCGAACCTTCCTATCCTGATAAACGTTTTACCCTGTCTCTCGCACTTGTATTCAAGCATCTTGAAAAACGTAGACCAACCGCAAGCTCCTATCGCCTTGGATAGACGATGATTTCTCATCATCCCCTTGGTATTCAAGTCTTCCACGACGATCGCTTGGTTCTCGCGTACAATTTTAGTGCTTATCTTGTGAAGATAATCCTGCCTGCGGTTGGCTACCTTTTCATGCTGTCTAGCAAGTATCATTCTTGCCCTGTTTC